CCGTGACCGTCTGAAATCATCTTAATGTTGTCAATACCGTAGAAGATGTGCAGCTCTAAATCTTCTACTTGTTCCCTGGCTCGTTCAAAGATGGTCAATAACGCCGCCAATCCCCGATCTGGTGAACTGGAATAGATCAGTCTTTTTGAATTACGCTTGGGCGAAATTAGACTGTCGGCCAAATCTACCCGGACTCCGTTGCTACTCAAAACTAACTTATCGGCAATATACGGAGCCAGATTGAGTAAGTAATCTCGGTGTGTTCGACAAAGGGCCATTATTTTGTCAGCCTTGATAACATCTTTATTCCAGTCGGGGTAATAGACATCCTGACAGATTAGCCACGCCCGGCGATTCGCTGTTGGCTCAAATTCCTCGAATGTTGTCGGGTGGCGATAAATAATCCACAGACCATCATCGGTCAAATCAGCCTCAGATAAATCGCGCCACTCTACCCCACGCCATTCTCCGTTATCGCCATTGGGTAATGCTGTATAGCTTGTGACATCGTGACCCATTTTGGCCAGTCGCCGGGATAACTCAATATGGCTTGTTTCACTACCACCGATACCAGACTCCAGATTGCGCCAGGACCACGGCTCTATATGATTAGGCGAATAAAAATGAAGTTTCATCTTATGATAAAGCTAGTGCCTTTGCCATAATCTAACCTGTTATCCTGTCAACGATAATCGCCCCGGCGCTCAGGGCAAATGGCAGACAAAACCAGGTAGTGTATACCGGTATAGTCCAGTAAGCAGCGGCTATAATCAAGCCGACATAAATCGACATACACCATACGCACTCAAAAGCGCCGGAATGTTGTCGCGCCCGCCACTTAAACTCGGTCAGTAAGTCCCACGGACCACGCTCGCTGTCATTGGTGAGCAAAGACGATATGCGCCAGACCGTCAGGGCTAAAATGATATAGTTCATAAAATCTCAATTCAAATTAAAATAAAAAAGGGCATATCCTCACAGTGAGGATATGCCCAGGTTAAAGGCCAGTTGTTGTTAGGGCTTTAGTTCTATCTTATTCTATTATGAAAACTCGTGTCTCCACGTGTCTTATAGGGTAGAATTTTTCAGAACTAAGGTCAATGGTCATTGATTGCTTCCCTTCTCTTTCTCCGACAGATTCAACCGTAATCAACTTGTCTAACCCCGGAAATTCACAAGATGGTTTCGGGTTTGGTAGCAGGGGATTCCGCTCCCTCTCTACTACTGCCTTTATAGCGACATCTACCAGTTCTATCCCAAAGCCAGAAATAATAGTTATGCCGGATATAGCTTTGATAAAATCTCTGCGGTTCATCTTATCTCTTCCAAAATCGCCGTCGCTCTCGCTTCGGCAATTCCCTTGATTTTTTGCAGCCCTTCCAATCCGGCTTGACGGATAGCTGCCGGCGTGTCAAGTCCGGCGTTTCTCATTCGCTTGGCAATGGCAGACGTGACAGCGGAGAGGGATTCAAGATCAAACTCTGGCGCATTTTGCACCGCTAAAGCTTCGGCTGCCTGTTGCCTTGCTTTGGCTTTGGCTTGTTCCAAACGTTCGAGAGGGGAAACGTAATCAGGCGGAGGCGTAGCAGACCGAACTTCAACCGGCTTGACAACTTCCGGCTTGACTTGCCACTTGCCGGGTTGTAAGGCTACGTCTTGTTTGTGGACCAGGGTTTCAAGGCCGTGGTCACCGTAACCATAGTTGATAACATATCCGTCTCCGCGTTTTGTATGTTGCAGATATGGCATACCAAACAATTCGCGCGGTGGCCGAGGCCAGACATAAGAGCCTCTAATGTGGTGATTGCCACGGCTGCCAATATAGGTCGCCTGTACAAAGTCGTCATCATTCATTGTCGAACTCGCTTCCATAACGGTACTACCACCGCTTTGTGATTGCTTTCTGCATCCACAGCCCACGTCCTTTATCTCCAGTTTCTTGTGCTTCGTTCTTATGTATTCTAGCACATCTTCAGCTTTTTGTCTACCATCTTTGCTATCTAGCTCGATATGCCGCTCGCCGGCTCGTAGCCGGTAACGGACTAACTTTTCTGGCAGATGCTTGAAACAATGCCCGGCTTTGGCTAACCTTAGCCAGTAGTCCCAATCTTCGAGTGTGTCCATTGCCTCATCAAAGCCGCCGATCTCGTTGTGCCAGGCTCGCGGCAAGAGCGTTGATACCAAGTTCCAATTGTAAGCCGTCTCCAGGGTGGTCGGTTCGGCTAATGCTTTTTGACAGTCAAACGGACGGCGTTCATAGGCTATAATAGCCTCGCCGGTTTTGGGATTGTAGCTCTCTAGCCGGTTTTCTTTTTGGAGTTTGCGGGCCGACGTTTCGTTGATGACCGCCTGCCCGACGTAATCGGTATAGATAGCCGCCTGGTACTGATTCCAGTAGTTGACCATCTGGCCCAGGGCGTCAATCGGGCGAAGGGTGTCATCAGCGTCAAGGAAGAGGATAAGGGGGGCGCGGGCTATTTCTACGCCACGGTTACGGGCGTAGCCTGCGCCAAGGGGTTTTAGTTCTGTTTTGTATTGAGTAAGGGGAACATATCTGACATACGGATATGCACTTAATATGTCATAATCATCTTGATACCATCCCGTAGTATCAGTATCATCAACTACAATCGCCTCCCATCGCCTAAACCTTTGCGATTCCAGGGAATCGAGCGCATCGATAACGGTATGCTCATGACTAGGCCCAACGGGAATGATGACGGATACTATCGGTTCGTCATACTGGCGCACCGGGTGACTGATACCGTTGATAGGCGTGGCGTAGCTGGCCAGTGGGTGGTGATGGTCACTTACCCACGAATGCCAGCCTCGATAATCTGTCATCTTATGCTCACGGTTGCCAGTTACGAGGCCAGATTTCCAGGAGTAGTGGAATAGGCCCTTGTCGGTGACCTTGCGCGCCTTCCAGCCATAAGCGCCCATTCGCAACCACAATTCCCCGTCCTCTTCCCCCGCTCCGTCCGGGCAGTATCTTGCCCGATAACCGCCAAGTCGCTCCCAAACAATACGCCTGAAAACGTTGCAAGTCCAGACGGTATTAACGCCGTCTATCATCCGGTCATAGTCCCACTCAGGATTACCCGGCGATAGCTGTACCGTCCCATCCGGCTCGTGAGAAGTCAAGCCGGTATAGGCCAACCCGAGCGAGTTGTCCGCTTCCAATTCCTTGACACAAATCTCAAGGAAAGTTGGATCAAGCCAATCGTCGCTGTCTAAGCAACAGACATACTTAGATGTGGTGTGAGCTATGCCGTTGTTACGGGCAATGGCTACGGTTTGGTTAGGTTGGTGAATGACTTCGACCGGATAGTAACTCTGTGCGCCCATTCCGGCCAAGCTATCGTATTGCTCAGATAACCCCGGTTTACTGCCGTCATCAACGATAACGATCTTTTCCGGTTTGATCGATTGAGACAAGCAGCTTTCAACGGCTCGTTGAACCTGCTCGACTGGCTTATTGTAGACAGGAATGATAACGCTAACAGACGGCGGCTCAACTATCATTGCCAGCCGGTAAACATTAGCAATCGCTTCACACGCCGCTTGCCATGTATAAGCCCTTGCTGCTTCCCGGCCATTGTCACCCAGTGCCTTGCCGTATCTCAAACAATAGTCCAGACCTTCGGTAATGTCATCCTCGTAGAGATAGCCGGTTTGCCCGTGTTCTATCAGGTCAACGTTACCACCTTTGTTGATACCCAGGATCGGCTTACCGGCGGCCATCGCTTCAAGGGTAAGCAGGCCGTAGGTCTCCTTAGCTGGACTGATAACCGCCTTGCTGCCCTGTACGAGCTTTTTCATTTCATCGTAAGGGATAGTGCCGCCCAAACCGTGAACATTGGACGGCGCGCCCTTCGGGGCGAATGTGCAAATAAATTGAATGTTAGGGAATTGCTTGGCTAACTCGGTGACGAAGAGATTAGAGCAAGCGTCACTTACCCGATTTTTGGGGTAAGCAATAACGTAATTTTCCGGCTCAAGATTATGCTGCCATTCTTGCCAGTCAACGCCGTGACCAATGATATGGGGCGTGAATCGTAAATCCCGCTGGAACACTTCTGCTACCCACGCGCTGGGTACAGTCACCTCTTTGGCATAGTGCAAAATATTAACGATGCGCCGGTTGGCTTCGTACTCGCTTTTGGACGCGTCATAATCTGCGGTAAAGTACAATCCGTGACTGTGATTGACTACCGGCTTATCTTTCGGCGGAGCGACTTCGAGTGAACCGGCGTGAACGGCTAGCAGGTCATACTGCTTGGCTTGCGGAGTGACTAGCTCGATATCGTAGTCGGGCAGGTACTTAAAATAATTCCTGACAACGGTATGAATTCCGCTTTCTCCGCTCTCGAACCACTCGATGTACGGTAGCATTTTTACTTTTAGTGTCATTTGATTATATCAAGTCCTTCATCGAATTCTTCCACCAAATACATAAGGATATAGCAAGAAGCAAAATCCCTATGACAATAAATACAGTAATCCAAAGAATAATACCAAAAAAAATAGTGCAAAGACTCAAAAATATTAATAAGACAGTTATAGTTTCCTCAGAAAGTCTTGATCTTTCATAATTCATCAAAGCCAATACCTGCTCTGGAGTCAATCTTTTTAATTCATCTTCTGAAAAGTCTTTCAATCTCATTTATCTATATCCATAGTTTTTTCTCAATTGCAATTAGGATTTTTCAGAATCGGCATTATCCGAATCTTCCAAGCGCATCATTACGCTTTCCATTTGTTCTATAGCTTGCCTTATTTCATTTAGGTGGAATCGTTGAATGGCGAAAGCTCGAATAATGTCAAATACGTGCGACTCATCACGTTCATCTATAGCGATATACTGACCAATTTCGCCTATCTTTTGCCAATCCCAGGGCTGGTCGTCTATAGCCTCTTGAAGACTTCTGAGTGTTACAGATTCTTTTCTGGTGAGTTGAATGATGATACCACCAGCGTAATCTGGGTCAGACAGAACATCACCAACTTCTGTTTCTTTTGTATGGTATGGAATATCACCAATCTTTTTCATTGTTCCACTTCGCCTATCCGGTCCCTGATAAAAGCCTCGTATTGCTCAGGCGTGTCGAAGTCGGTAACGTAATCGGTTATGCTGCTATGGATCTTCTCAAAGTGGGGATGATTGGTATCATACTCGTTTTTATCTTTGATGTCATAGTAAGTATGGTACAGGTTGCGGAGCTTGCCAAAATGCTCGCCTCTTGCCGCTTGCTTGATAGTCTCTTTCGCCGCCTCTATCACTCTTGGCTTGTCATAAAAGGACAGGGCAAAGATTTCGTGTGAACTGCCAAAGACAGTAAACCGGCCCTGCTTGGATAGTATCAAGTCAAGTGACCGGGGCGAGTAAAGCACATCGCCAAGCAGGATGACTATCTGCTTGCTGTACCATTTCTCCGAGGTGCTTAGTAACGTTTCCGTAGTCCATCGCCGTCGTTTGGGTGCTAACCAGTGCCGGACTTGCCCGGTAATCTCTGGTCTATTAGTGACGACAATTGGCCTGTTTCTACCCAATAGCCGGATCGTCCTCAGTATAAGCGGTTCACCTTTAATCGGCAATAGCTGCTTTATAGGGTACTCGCTCCATCGCTGTTGCTCACCGGCGGCAAGGATGAAGATGTCCATTGGCGAAACGCCCCTCTTTTTCATCTCTCTATTACTCTATAAAATATATCTGAATAAATGACTGGTGATGTTCATAATAGCCTATCAAGACTAACAGAGCAAACACAAAAAAAATACCGATTAATGTTAACATTATCAAGGTATAATAGTCACTGTATAGATCAAATGGCAATGTCCACGACAGAGCGAAATATATCAACAACAGAATACAGAAAATAATCCCTATCATTCTTATTTACACATCCAAATCGTCCGCCACTTGTCCCGGTCTTCGACTAATGTTTTGCCGATGGACTTAATTGACTGAAAGCCACAACCTCGCAAAAACGTTTCAAAATCAACATCATCTTCGATTCTGGTATAGGGGAAGCCGGGACCGTCACCGTCGTATTGAGATTCTATCAAAGCAATCTCAGAATGGTTTCTAATCCAATCCAGAATATTGGTCGGATTGTCGAGATAGGGCAGAACAGAAAAGCAGATGACGATATCTATATCAAATGGTGGAGGTTCCGTACACAATTCGCCAATGTCTCCGCCAGTTATCCTGTCTATAAAAATACCATATTCAGCGGCCCTCTTATGCAATAGGAACGTGTTCTTGTCAACTCCTATTGCTTTGGCATTAGCTAATTTGCACCTAAATAATATATCACCGCCGCCACACCCCAAGTCAAGCACCGTCTTGCCAGCAAAGTCAATGTGCTGGCTGATAATATCCCACTGTGCGGGCGCTCTGGTATTATGCAATGGCGGCAATTTCATCTAATGTTCTCCTGAGCCAATATTCGTCTCCCTCGCGGCGTTTGCTCGGTCGCGGGTCACACTCTAATCGGCTCTCGCTAAAGTCAATCAGGTAGGGATGATTGTCTCTAATCAGGATATTCGGCCTGGTCAGGTCGCCATGCCTGATACCGGCAATCTCCAGAGCTTTGGGTATCTTGTCAAAATGGTAAGCTAACAGGTCAATGTCGGTTACAGGTGTCTGTTCGATGTGGTGCAAGCGGATTGTCTCTATGTCTGTCTGCTCGGCATATGGTACGTAGCCGGAGGGGTAAAGCGTCCTGAGGCACCATATTTCGTTATCGGTCATAAATTTAGGCTGAGTCTTGTAGACCCAAACGCCGTTACCGACTATTCTGGATATACCGTTGTCAGAGATAATCACAGTACTTCAAACCATTTACAATAGGTGATTTTACACATAGATTCCAGTTCCAAAAAAATCATTGCTGACGAATCACTACTCCCGGCTACTGGATTATGTACTACCTTATCAATAATCCTCACGATCTCACCAATAACGACAGATCCTTTTGTTCCTTTTTGAATGATATTAAATTTTGTCCCAATCTCTAATAGAGGTTGAACAGAATCAACTGGGCCAAAAAAGTGTATCTCTCCGTCTTGACATATCAAGTTGACATCAACCGGCAAAGGCTCCATATCATCAGTAGTGCAAAGATAATAATTTGTATTTAATTCCCAGGTCATAATAAACAGTCCTTTTGCTAATTACGTTCATAGATTTTCTAGGTTGCTCATCGCCATACAGAAACATCTGCGGTTGGGTATATTTCACAGGCTTTTAGGTATCTTCTTACAAATTCTACAAGCCCATCATAATCACCCCAACCGTTAGATGGATTGAATTGCTTGAACCGTTCGGGGTCGCCCTCAAGTAATGCTAACCCTTTCCGAAGTGGCTCAATCAATTCGCCAGCCTTACTGATATTGATTTCATCAGGTCGCCATAAATATTGGTATATACCGGCTTCTGAGGCCATTGTGGTAAGATTATGTGTGATATTTGCGGTATAAACTTCTTTGCTATCATCGTCGCCAATTTGGGTTATAGCCGGTTCGCACCCTGGGAATTTTTCATTCCATTCATCACGTGAAATCTCTTTTATTGAACCATTTTCACGGATAAAAATACCCGACCCAGTCTCGTTCTTTTTATCAGGAAATATTAAGGAAACATCAAGACTCATTTTTGTACCTTTCCGCCTACAATAATGACATAGAGTGTTAAATCTTGTAGATTGAGTTTATATGGTCGGTATAGATTTTGTTATAAGAATAGTCATCAAAGTAGCGGTTAATACCATCTGCCTTTTCAGACAGTTCTTTATGCGGCTCAAGCTCGTGCGTCTCGACAATGACCAACTTTGGCCGGTAACGGTCAATCGAAAAACCGTCAAGCACGTCTATCTCTGCGCCCTCAACATCGACAATCAACACTTCAAAATCTGGCTGCCAGTTATGCTTTTCAAGCAGAAAATCGAGCGTCACCATCTCGCACTCGATAAACTTATCGGCATCAAGGCCGCTGAATTTCGACCACTCGATACCGTTGTAGATGGCTACCATCTCCGGCTTGATAGTAGAGTTTGAGCCACCGAGGTAGAGCTTGACAGTATCATTCCTTGAGCCGATGCAACATTGCTCAAGTATTACCCTATCATTGCCTTGATAAAGTTTCTGGCAGTCTGCTATCATATCCGGCTGAGGTTCAACTAAAAGCCCCTGCCAGCCGGCCTCGATAAGGCAATGCGAATTGCTCCAATTGTAGCAGTTAAAAGCGCCGATCTCCACCACCCTCCCGTCGGTGATGTAGCCGAAATGTGACAGGTAGATGTCAACGAGATTAGGGACCTGACAGTTAGGGACGTTGATGTATCTCATCTTTTCGTATTTGGTATAACTGAGGCAATGATGACAACGATAAACCAAAATAGAGCAAACCATATATATCTCAATTCACCAGTCACCATCATTCATAAGCCTATCGTGGCAGACAAAAAACTGACGATCATTACAATAGACCAGACAAAATAAGCATATTTCGATGTCACTTTTTCTCAATTCAAATTGAAAAAATCTCTAAACTTTTCAACGATGTAGGATAGGTCATTCAGGTTAAGCCCCTGGTGGCAGCCAATATATAGCCCGTTTCGATTCACCCAATCTGCCACCGGGTAATCGTCCGGCTCCCACAGCCCCTGGTAACACGGCTGCCGAGTCAGCGGCAGGGCCAGCCTTGATTCAATGCCGTTCTCTGCCAGGAATCGCCGCAGGTTGTTCCTTGTGCCTTCTTGCCGACAAACGAGCGGGTACATCTGAAAAGCGTGTTCTGAGTGTGACCGGATAGCCGGCAATTGTAGCCGGTCCTCAAGTGACGCTAAATGCTCTGTCAGATAGGCGGCGTTCTCTTGCCGGTGGCTGATAATTTCCGGTAGATCGTCCAGTTGCGCCAGACCCAGCGCAGCCTCAAGTTCAGTCATCCTAAAGCTATGGCCCACTCGCTTGAAGTCAAATTTGCGCCCAAGCCAGGTATGATCGTAATGCTGGCCAGTCGGTAGCTCATTAAGGTCAATTCCGTGGTTGACCAGTGACCGCATATAGAGTGCATATTCGGGATTGTCGGTAATACCCAGGCCGCCAACTCCGGTCACAAGGATATGAGCCATATAGGTAGAGAAACAAGAAATGTCACCAAACGAGCCAACTGGATAACCAAAGCGGGTGACAAGCATCGCCTCGCAGGAATCCTCTATGACCTTGATCTTGCTGCCGTAGATAGCAAACGGGGCAACCGTCCGGCTCAACTCATCTATGGCGCTGGCTTGTCCAAAGATGTGGACCGGGATAATGCACTTGGTATTCTCGTTGATTGCCGCTTCGATCTTGGTGTAGTCAAGATCATAGTACCGGCTATCCACGTCAACCAGTACCGGCTTTAATCGCAAGTGCAAAACGACGTTGACCGTAGCCACAAACGTAATAGCTGGAATGATAACCTCGCTGCCGTCCGGCCAGCCGTGCATCTCCTTTAGCGTCTGCAAAGCCACCAAGAGCGATGACGTGCCGCTATTGGACAATACTCCATACTGGCAATTGTGCATCTGAGCAAAGCGGGATTCGAACTCTCTCGACATCTGACCGTAGGACAACCGGCCGGTATCTAAAACCTGATTGACCAATTGTTGCATTTTAGGCGTAGCTTGGAATGTCCCAAGTGCTATTTTGTTCAAGGCTCTTCTCCTGAAAAGCCCAGGTAGAAGGCCGGAACAGGTTGTCACCCGTCATAATAATTTGTTTGCCGGTATATTCTTGCATAACAGACCTGATGTCATTCAGGTTTTTTATCCTGGTTTCAAGTTCTTCATTATCTGATTTCTCAATACCAAATGAGGCCGATTCATAAGCAAGACCGTTACATTCGATATAGCGGAACCGTTCAGCAATGAGAAGCCATTCAGCGTCAACGCCTGCGCCGTTTGCTGTTGATTCAGCTACAATTTTTTGAGCCACTGGTCTGGAAAGCCCACGAGAGCCTGATAGTATATCTACATTGTAGCCAAAAAGACGATTGCACTCCAACTCGGTAATTCTTTGCAATTCGGGGTGGGTATTAAATGCCTGTTCGGTTCGGCCAAAAACAACGAAATCGTATAGAGGAATGTGATTTACTACACTTCGCAATTCATCGGGATAATTGATTATCCAGTAAAGCACTCTGTCAAAATCGCAATAATGAAAATGATCGGCTTGAGTTTGCAATCCGAAATTGATACTCATTCTTCGAGCCTGAGCCAAGCCACCCATAGCTTGGACTTTGGCAGCCTCACCTAGTAAGTCAATTACCTTACCGTCTGTAGTATCCGTCACGACAACAACTATGCTGTCATATATTCGCTGCAATTCAGGCAGATATAATGAGATAGCGTCGATGAGCTTTCCATCAGAATCGTGAAGGGCTGATAAAAGAGTGGTCACAATAAAGCCCTTTTTACTACTTCTTTTGTCTGTCCTCATTTATTACATCGATATAGATAGTGATAGTTTATGTAGTTGAATTTAGTATTTTTGATTTCTTCTTTAGAGGGAACGTCTGAAACCCAATCGTCAATCTCTTGCCAATTGTGCCTACACTTTTTCACGAATAGAGATCTTATCTTGTTCATAGCGCCCCAATGTATCTGAGTAGCACAATTACGACCCAAATAAAAAATGCTGTAAGTCCCAGGCCGATTATCAGGGATATTACTCCACCGACAATTGAGGCTATTTTTATCCGCCTGAAATCTCTATCGAAATCATCTGACATTTTTTGAAACCGTTTATCAAAGTCACTCATAATCCAAACCAAACCTTTCCTTCAATTCCTGTCTGTCTGTCATCTTCAGTCCCGGTATCCCGCTCCGGTCGTGATAGTTCCATTGCCCCCGTTGGATGACGTTGACGTGCCGCAGCGGAGCCTGCCGGGTGCCGAGTACCAACCAATCGGGGTGGTTGTTTACCCTGCCAGCCATCTCTATCTGTTGGGCCGTTTCACCGGGGACAAGCACCTCTCTCAGTAAGTCTCGCCGCCACATTCCACCCCAGAGTGACATATGGTACTGGCTATTCGGGTCGCTCTTAATCAGGTCGAGATAGCCCAGAGTATCATAGGTATTGTAGCCCCAATAGAACTGATTGTAGCCTTCTGGTGGCGTGCCTGAGTAAAGCCGCTCATCAGCCAGGTCGAACTTGAGAACGTTGGTATACTGGTGCATATAGTCGTAGATCATCTGGACGGCTTTGGTGTCAACGGGACGGGAAAGAAAATAATCATCGAGCATAAGGATAAAGACTTCATCGGCTACGGTGTCCAGTACCTTTATGAGTGCATCGCTCCATTTGTTGGCCGGGTAATTTTTGAATTTGCCGATAGAGTAGAAATTGGAATCACACTCAATTCTGGTATAGCCGCAAGTCAGGCGAGTATGCTCAAGTCCGTTAAAATATTTGGTCCACTGATACCAAAAGGGGGGAATAGTCCACTGCTGATTGTCGCTGGTCATTACAATTACTTGTATCATCGGTTCCTCTACAAAAAATATCCGGGTCTCTGTATGCCGGATGGGATTAAATGTTGTTATCGGTTACGTTCCTTTGTTTCCTCTATACCATTCTATCGTTTGCCTTAACCCATCTATCAGCGACGTTTCCGGCTGCCACCCTAACAGTGACTTAGCTCGGCTATTATCATATAGCCGTCTTTTCTCACCAGTAGGCTTTGTCTTATCCCAGGCGACGGTGCCATCGAAACCGGTCAACTCAACCAATAAATCAACCAACTCAGCAATCGACACCTCTTGATTAGACGAGATATTGACCGGCTGACCCACGTCGGTATCAATGAATTTGGACAGGGCCTTTGCCACGTCACCAGCATACAGAAAATCTCTAGTAGCCTTGCCGTCGCCCCAAATGGTAACAACCTCTTTGGCCTCGATAAACTTACGTACCAAGGCAGCTATGACGTGGCCGCTTTCTCCAAAGTTGTCTCTTGGACCATACATATTAACCGGAATAGGATACTCAAAAGCCATCCCGTACTGCTCGCGGCAGGCTTCCAGTTGCGCCAGGGCCACCCGCTTACTAATGCCATATGAACCATTAGACTTTTCAGGATAGCCACTCCACAGGTTGCCCTCTTTCATCGGCAATAGCGGAAAGTCAGGATAAGCGCAAACCGAGGAGACAAACACGAACTTCCCGACGCCAATCTCAGCACACTTCTGGATAAGCTGAGTATTCATCATCACATTGTCATAATAGATGCTGGCCGGGTTTGCCATATTGTAGGAAATGCCGCCGACGTTGGCCGCTAGGTGGTAGACGATATCGGGCTTGACAAAATGATCGAAAAGGGCATCAATATGATCATGTTGCCGCAGGTCATAGGCGCGGGATAGAACGGGGTAAACGTCGTGGTCACTTAAGAGGGGGTAGAGATGGCTGCCAAGAAAGCCAGCGGAGCCGGTCAGGAGTATCTTCATTGCCGTTTCCTCATTGCCAGCCATACCTCATCGGCCGTCGGCTTGCGCACTTTTTCCGCCGCCAAGTAGGTTTGCAGAATCCAGACGATATGCGCCGTCTTGCTACGCTGTGCTTTTTGGGCGCTGGCGGTTAGTTGGGTATTGAGTTTATCGGGTAAGCGTAGGGTGAAGCGGGTCATTTTTTCTCAATTTCGGTTGATATTTTCTAGCCGTAGCCGTAGCCGTCGCCGGAGCCGTAGCCGTAGCCGTCGCCGGAGCCGTAGCCGTCGCCGGAGCCGTAGCCGTCGCCGTAGCCGTCGCCGTCGCCGGAGCCGTAGCCGTCGCCGTAGCCGTCGCCGTAGCCGTAGCCGTAGCCGTCGCCGGAGCCGGAGCCGTAGCCGTCGCCGGAGCCGGAGCCGTAGCCGTCGCCGGAGCCGGAGCCGTCGCCGGAGCCGTAGCCGTCGCCGTAGCCGTCGCCGGAGCCGGAGCCGTAGCCGTCGCCGTAGCTAATCAATGCGCTGTCCACTCTGGAACCTCCTCAATCGACTGCCGGGCTTTCGGCGTACAATCCAAAATCTCAATGGCTTCGGTCAAAGTGACCAAAGTGACAGCGACGGGGAATTTGCAATCATTGGGCTTGCTTACTCCCCGAACGGCCAACTCAGATAATGAGGCTGCCCCTGACCAGTACCACAAGCGTCGGGCATTGGTCAAAACGACTTCCTTACCATTCCGGCTTTCCAATTCGCCTGCAAAAACACCGGCGCTGTACGTTCTGACAATTACATACTTCTTGTCCATTGTTCACTCCCTTTCTATCTGTCTGATTATTTCAATTGCGGTTAATATTTCTATAGGAAACAAGCCTATCTCATTATACACCACCTTGACACCATTTGTCAATAAGAAAAGCCGCCGGCCCCGATACACCGACGGCTTTTCCTTCGATCTTTGCAGCGCCCGGCGCGCCTGAACGTGGACGTTGCTAATAGGAAGTGAACCGATTCCATTGTATCACAGGTGGTTACGTGTGTCAACACATCTCATATACCTGGCAATTGTGCCGGACTTGAGACCGGTTAGCTCGCGCACTACTGCCGGTCCGTCATCCTCTAATCGGTGAACAATGCCAGACTGATAGATCGTCATCGCTGTTACCGGCTTAGTGATTTCCTGTTCCCTAGCCACCCTTTTGATATGGTTAGTCAGCGTAGACACGGACGTATGTCCACCTCTGGACACTGACTTTTTAACAATATCTCCCGGTCTGGTCAAGTTATGATAAGCCTCTCTGGCTAAAATCTGATAAAGTAATGGTAAGCCAGTTATAACCGCCTTTACCTGCCCCCGGCTTATAGTCTCTACCAGTTTTGTTTTGTGCAGAGTTGATACCATCCGAACTTCGACGGGCTTTCCAATGTCATCAAAAAACATACTAATCGCCCGCTTCGCTTGGTTGGTAGTAGATCGGGAGTATTCGCCGGGCCGGACCATCCAGGCCAAATACTCGTCAATATGCCATTGCTCAAGCTCGGATAATTTGATCGGAGCGTGAAATTTGGCAAGCTCGATTATCCAGCGGGAATAGAGCCGGACGGTATTTTTGGACAGGCCCGCAAAGGCGCTGTCTAATTTTTGTTGTAACTCATTTGATGGTTTCATATTTGACATTATAGCACGTTTTGGTATAATATCAAGTAAGATATAGTGTTATGATATTGTTAGATTGCTATGGTTTATCTTGGTTACGTTTACGATGAAATGTCATACTGCCCGGAGTTGGTTGGTGTGTTTGCCACCAAACCTGCCGCTTACCGTGCAGTTAGAAAACGGATCAAAGAGATGATTATAGAGCATTGGGAGTGTTGGGCGGGAGGACGATACCGCCACGATTACCATTTTACGTGGCGTATTAAACCCGTTGAACCAGCAACCTAACAACGGCTTACAGCGGACGGATTGACCTGGCCGTTTACATCGACCGCCCTGGCCGCCGCTGAAGCCGGGGCGTTATACGGCACGTTGCCAACAGAGTCCGGAGTAATTGTATGTGGTACAAAAAATACCCTAAATTAAATTCAGCACTATTCACGTATGAGAATAGTGGCAAGCGGAGCAACGACCCGCCCCCGTATTCGTTAGTTGAGCGTGGTGGCGAACTGATAGACATTGAAGATAAATATTCGGTGTCGGGCTACAAAATTTTAGGCTACACGGAAAGCCCGCCGTTCCCGGCAGAAGGGTATCCAGCCGTAGCTGTCCTTTTTGAAAATCAATCGTTTGAAAAAATTTGGTGGCACTATCCCTGTAATGAGCCGTATAACAATCAAAATGCAGGGGACGCCCCAAGCTCGATTTTACAGCCGCCTAATCTTGTGGCTCCAAGTCGGAGTAGGCGGCGAACTAATAAAACGCGCCCCTGATTTTGGGGCGTTAGGCGGATTGCCGCTAGAAAAGGAGTTGATCTTATGAATGATGTAGATAGGCGACTGATGCAAGACAAACAAGACCAGCTTTTGGCCGTGGCGAAAAAAGCGATGGTTCAACAGAAAGAAATCAACGAATTGCATCAGGCATTAACGCGAATCGCATCGTACGATACCCCCGACGAGATACGCCAAGACGCGGCTGATGAATATGGCCTAGATTACGAAGAAGCCTTGGAAATGGCCTATGAAAACATTATCCAGGAGGCCAAATCAATGCTTGGCAAATATCCCCCTAACAAGCCGGTGGAGCCGACCGGACAATCTTAATTTTCAAGACCAGGCCCAGGCCGGCGGCTCACCGGCGGGCGTTAGGCGGCTTCGCTGCGAAAGGAACAATCGAAATGGGTACGTATTGGGATGGGAATGGAAAGTATCAAGAATGGTCAGACAAACTCGAAGATCAAGTCCCTATGTCTGGCCGGGCTGAAAAATTGCACATTGATCTAGTGCGTAATATCAGCAATTGTTATTATGACCACTTCAACAATGGTAACTGCAATTGGGGGAACAAAAGCGAACAATTTGCACACATCGAATACCACGCCGATGCACTTCACGAAGCAGCACTGGCCGAAGGCATTGAAAATATCCGTAGTTTACTGTCGTCTATTCGTTCCCCGTTGGACGCTGATTTTGCAAAAAATTTGTTTTACTGCGGCGAAGATGCAGAGGACTTGGAAGAAAATTGGGAAAAGCTGGCAGATATTATTATCGGTTGGGCGTGGAAGGTTGAGCAGTCTTTACCAGTACCAGCCGCCTAACAAAAAATTGTACCCGAATTGCTACTGTTCGTTTCAACAACGGCCACACGCTGGCAATCTCGGTTTAAATTGCGGCTCTTAACGCCAAGCCGCAATCGGGTAAATTTAGGGCGTTAGCTGGCTCATTGCCAGTGGAGGCGAGTGGAAATGCTAGAATGTCCTGATTGCAAAATTCCGTTTGAGGTGGTAAGAATACATCGCCGCCACCAGACTGCTTTTAAAAATATGAATGCCGCTGTGAAATGGTGTCCGTTTTGTGGTCGCCAGCTAACAAAGCAATTCAAGCGGACTGAGCAACCGTCACAGTCCGATCAATCATTAGAGTCTGCCGCTTAATTGCGGCGTTAGGCGGATAAAATGATAGAAAACTACATTTGTATCGAACAACGGAAACGGATTGGTAGTATCGTTTACGACGATGTCATACTCGAACTAGAACGATTTGCAGATAGGATAGAAATAGAGATGTCGAACAGTGACGATCACAATGTACATATTAGGATAAATATTGAGCAGGCAAAAAAGTTAGCTGAGTTCATAGGCGGTTTTGTTGGTATGGTATCCGCTTGACTTTACGCCGCAGGGTCGTTCACCCGCCACGGCCCTGGCAGCGGCACAACGGCGGGTGTTAGGCGGACAAAGTGGCAAAAATATATGGTGTGACAAAAATACATTTTCTGGCAGAGCCATTAGTGATAATTGGCGAGAAAAAGATGACGTTGGAAATGGCAGAACGTTGGCTTGCCAGAGAACACGGTGAAAATGCAGAAGTAGACGCAATCAATTGCACATCAATATATGATGACCGTGATTATTATATTTTGGGGATTGTAGAAAATAGCAACCAATCCGCCTAACAAATCGTTCGTAGCGAATTGCTAACCTTGTTTTTTATTGTGGTCGGTTGGGGCCACTACCGCACATTAACCCGCAGGCATTGTGCCAACCCGCAATCGCCACAACTCAAGCGTTAGGTGCTTGTATGAAAAATCCACGGTGGTTAATGGTAACAAGAAAAATCACAGATGGTTTAGTGCTGGTTTGGTCGCCGGAATGCAATGAGCAATTATGGGCGTTAGGTAACAGGCCAGGATATAAACATCACAATTGCGCTATCTGTAATAGAGAAATTCCAAAAAATACAGAAAAAATGTACAGACCTGTGGGAAATCCACGCAATAGAATGTGCAGAATTTGCCAAGACTGCGCTTTGATGAACCACCCACCTAACAAACATTTGCAGCCCGACCCCGACAGCCGCCGCAAATGAGACGGCTGCGGGCGTGGGCACATCGGTATCAAGCGAGCCGCCGCAGGCGGGCGGCTGAAATGTGGCGTTATATGGCTAGGAGGAAAAATGATCTACGACGGACTGCTGGTTTACGGTGACAATTTCAATCCAGGTGCCGTTTGTCCGCATTACCTGCCAGAGAGCCAATACACTTTTACGTGGTATCGCAACGAGGACGGTATCCCGGTTTTGAGCGGTTACGATCCTAAAGATGATTTGGCTACAGATTGGCTTTGTGTGTGCGGCCACTATGAAACTGGAGGCTGCTGCTGTAGGCACTGTGGCGCTGAACCGCCGTGGGGCTGTATGTGCTAACAGCCATATAACAAACATTTGCAGCCGACCGCCCAGGCTGCGGATAACGAAGATCAAGCGCAATCATAGTCACATTTCACCGTGGGCGGCGGCTGAAATGTGGCGTTACTTCTTATGCAAAACAAGCAAAAATATTCAGCGCGTCAAATTATACCACCTCAGTTAACAGATACCGATAAAGAGCGATTTATCACAAATAGCAAGGCTCATATGTTGTTCGACCTGGCTATAAAACTGGCTGACAAAGGCGACGAACTTACAATTGAGGTAAAATTTGAGGAATATAAAACCAAACACTATGACACACCCTGGCTGAATGAAAGCCGGGTTGATATGGTTGCGTGGGTAACAACCCCGTAACCTAACAAATCATTCAAGCGGAATTGCTGATCTTGGTTTTTATTGCGTCAGTTATAGTTGCTAAATAACAGTATTGGAGGTATAATAACCGTGTTCAGGATAGCATAACTCAATGGGCGCATTTTTTATTTAACGTGGCCCCCATCGGCTAAAAGAGTGCTATCCTGAACAAATAGCGCCGGCCGGTGGGGGTCTCCATTTTTAAGGGAGGAATAATGATATACTTTAGATCAAGAAAATATAAGTCTACCTTTAATTGTTCCTTTATGGCAAAAGATGGCCAAAACATTGATGATTTGTCAAGGTGTCAGATAGGCGATTCAGTATCAATTATATTCGACATTCCGCAGAAAATTGCAGACATGGTAAGTGAGAGTGGGCTATCTGATAGTGCTGGAATACGCATTTACAAAGATAATAATACTTATTCAGTTCATATTCCATTCAAGATAATCGAGCGTGATCATTCGTTCTCTTGGAATGATATCGGCACTTTACAAACCCTAGGAACATCAATTTACGTTGAGGCAAAAAGCGGATACTGGGAAGATATGTTCAAATGGATATGCCTGAATGAAAGACCAATATGGGCAGTGGAAGATGAACAATGAAACGTATCTTCACTATCGAACAGGACAAAGAAGTTGCCGAGCTATACCAGCAGGGAATGTCATCTATCAAGCTCGCCGAGCAATATGGCGTTGACAAGTCAACGGTCTTGGGGGCGTTGAAACGGCAAGGGATAAGGCGGAGAACTAATAGAGCCTTTACCAGAGGTGAAGAGCAACAGATAGCTCACATATATCAAGCTGGACACAAGATAACGGACATTGCAAAAGCGTATGGCTATGATTTCACTACTATTAAAAATGCCCTCAAGAGACAAGGAGTTAAGCAAGGGGATGACCGGTTTACTTTTTCGGCCACACAAGAAAAGGAGATACTTGAAGAGTACAAATCTGGAAACAAGATGGCCGATATTGCAAAAAAATATCAGGCATCCCCAGGAACAATATCTAAAGCGATAACCAATCAGGGTGGCAAGGTCAGAGACGGACGCATCTTTACTGATAGCGAAGAAGTAATGATAGGCCACATTTACGAATCCGGCTTTAGCCCTCAGCAAATTTCAGTGGCGTATGGCGTATCACGTAGCGCAATTATAAATACAATAGATAGACGTGGGATTGATAAGCGCCCTAACAGAAAAAACTTTTTTGACGAAAAGGCTTTTGATAGTCTTGACAGTGAAGCCCCCCTATATTGGCTTGGCTTTTGTTATGCCGATGCCAATGTAACTAACTATGAACTCAGGATTGGACTTGCTATCAAGGATATAGATCACTTGCAGTTACTGGGAGATTTTATGCAAAGTGATAAGACGGTAAAAAAATATCGAAATAATACAGCTTGTCAATTGAGCTTTGCTAGCGTGTATCTTACAAAAAGGTTGCACTCATTAGGATTGATAGCAGGTAGAGGTGAATTTGAAAAGCTCGTGCCGCATATTCCCGATAATCTGGCTCATCATTTTATTCGCGGATATCTTGACGGTGACGGCTGCATTACTGAAAGTAATTATCTTATCAGATTTCTAGGGCAAGTTGATATACTGGAATGGATTAGAAATATCCTTCATAGTAATGCAGGTGCTAGCAATTCCGTTTCTATTAAAAAACGGAGGGGCATCTACAGTATTGGATGGGGAGGCCGATATCAAGGTCCTAAAATAATAGACTATCTTTATAAAAATGCGACTATATATCTCGATAGAAAAAGAAAAGTAGCAAGAAGTTGGAAATAAAAAATAGGACTGAGGACAATCCTCAGTCCTATTAACATAACAACTTTACATATTATAACCAAACGGCATATTTGCTGCCGGTGCTTCTCAGTGAAATTCCGCCGTCCACCCAGTGGGCGCTCTCGGCGTCGGCTTCTCTCAGGTGACTGATCGGCGCATACTTCACGTTTTGGAGCCTTCCAGCCAATTGGGGCGTCCGCAACACCACCCGCTGTTCCGTCTTGCACAGCCCCTTGAGACAGAAGTTGATATCGTTCCAGGCCCAGGCGAACACGCCCCGGTCGGTCCAGAACCGCTGCACGTTGCGAATGAGATTGAACTCGGTCATTGCCTGCCGATAATCTTTGTGCTGGCGGTAAGTGACGGGGAAGTTGCCGGTCGTCCGCAGCGGAACCATATAGATGTCGCTGGCGTACTCGCCCGGATCGAGACTGGCCGGCGTGTTGGTGTTGTTCTGTTCGTAGATGCCGGTGTCCTCAATGACCTTGTACGTCCGGCCATTGACGGCAATCTGGCCCATCACCCGCATATTGTCCCGGTCCTGAATGTTCGAGCGACCGTCCAGCGTCACTCGCGCATTGCTGGCCGCAGCGATGGCAATGGCTACCTGGTCGGTATTGTAGGCAATCGGCCATACCCTGGACATCTCATACCACAGTTGAGGCCGCATCGCAAAGACCCACTCAGCCGGTAGCATCCCGGTATCAGCCGCCAACGTGTAGATGAAATACTCCATCATCGATATCTGGTTGACCAGGGCCGTGGCATTGGAAGCCACATCAGCATAGGCAAAGTTGTCGATATAGCTATCCAACGACGGACAGGCAGTGTTTGTGTCGGCGTCAACCTGGCCCGTGGCAATCTGGTTGTCAAGGCCGGGGAACTCTTTATAACCACCGCCGATGTTGTTGTTGGCCGGGCTGCCTTGCCACATATGCGTGGTAAGAAGCCGCTCCAGCCGCACCCCGACGCTGACCATCTGGGACATCGTTACCAGGTTCAAAATCTGATTGGGATTCAGGCCGCCGGGCATCAACCCGGCTTGTGTTCCCATATTCAGATTCATCCCGTGTAGTACCAGGTCCGAGAAGTCACCCCGGTTGATACGTAGACCAAGTTCGTCCATTTCGATAGTTTCAGTCGAACGGGCCACCCGCCCGAATTGCGCCGTCAGGTTACAGGCTTTCAAGTAGCCCGTGGGCGCATCCTCGCAGGGCGTCGCCGGTTCGTTGCCGATGTCATCCGAAAAGCCGGACAAAGCCCCAAAGCGCGGATCTTCGTCATTGTTCGGCAGAAGCGGCAAAACGGATGAAATGCCGTGTGGCTGGACGTGGGTCGAGATGATGTCACGTTCCAAACCAAGAGTGGAGAAGGTGCCGCGCAAGCCGTGAAGCTTTTGAGCAGTCATCGTGGTGGCCGGCGCTTTGGTAATCAGGTCGTTGACCATTTCCATTGCCTTGACCTGAAATTCCTTGTCGCTGTTAGTCTGGCCGATCTGGTTGGCCGCCAGCGCCGCCAGAAGCGCCTGATTTTGCTGAATCAAGCCCATCAGTTGTTCAGAACTCATTGTGTCACTCATTGCCGCCATCCTGCCTGAGTCCAGCCCAGTTCATTCCACCATAACCCCGTCGAGCCGTCCTGCTTGGCCTTGTTCTGTTCTGGCCCTGGCACTTCGCCTGTCACCTGATTTTGCTTGGTGAAAAGCTCGCTCTTGACAAACGAGGCCAGCGACGCTTCCGGGATGGAAGCCGCCTGTTTTTCAAGCCGCTCTTTGTCCGTTTTCTCCAACTCCTTGAGCCGGCTATCAATGACCTGGACGCTCTCGCCAATGGCCCTGATAGAGGTGGTCAAAGCCCGGACTGCCTCGACCATATCCGCCGAAGGCTGCTCCGCTTGAGCCGGGGCAGGTTGCTCTTTGGCCTGTTCTACCGGTGGCGTCTTTTCTTTGCTCTCCGTTCCGGCGTCGCTGGCTTGCTTGGCCCGCTGCGCCAGCTCATCTTCCATTTGTTTTACCCGCTCCTCGCCAAAGGCTGCAATGAACTCCTCTCGCTTGTGAGCCGGTATCTCTTTTACATCGTTCATACCGTTACTCTCCTTACTGATTAAATGAAACGCTAAACTGTTAGCTGCCGCCTTTGTCGGCAGGAACGTAATTTCCCTACTACGCCGGCGAGTGATAATCGACTTGTCCTTATCATCTTCCCGGCGCACCTCTTTGCGAGGCATACCGTGTGACATCCCCCGCCAGTTTGCTTTGATGACACCTTCAGCCGCCCACCCCTTATCTTTGTCGAACGTGCCGCCGGCGATGCAAAAGCCGGACTTTTCGTCATAGGCGTGATAGTGGGTTTTCCCGACCGGATAGGGATAATGCCACAGCCAGACTTCCGGCATCGGCCACTCGCCGCTATTTACCGCCTGGTCGAACTCTTTGTGAGCGTCGGAGGAGATGATCTCAGGCGGGTTGTCGTTGTCACGGTAATTGTTGGTATATGCGCCAAGCCAGTGGTATTGCCCGTCCACCTCTTTCCAGATGTGAGAGAAGGTATTTTTTTCTAACTGCGGTTGAGATTTCTCTTTCAGGCCGAATATCTCTTTGGTTTTGGCAATGGCCCGGTCGATAATCGTTTCCTGCTCGACTTCCTTTTGGGTGTTTTCCAAGATGCGCCGGGCTTTGGCTTGCAACGAGGCTTTCTTGTCAGCGGAGATGCCCTTCATCTGAGGGATACGGGCGATTGCATTGCGTATATGGGGCAGATCAACTTTGCCGGAAGCGTCTTTGTAGGGCAAGTGGCGACAGGTGCGGGGCTTGGTTTTGTTTTCGCTGTCCTTTTCGCCGCAGCCGGATTCAACGTAGAGGAAGCTGGAGTCAGGTAAGTTGTTGACGAAAGCGGTTGACCAGACGGCTTTCAAAACGTCGTCACGATCATCAACCTCTTTATCGTCGCTTTCATCTATCTCTTTCAAATCACCACGAGCCACACCCATTCGGTTAATAAACTCCCCGGCCAGATTAGCCAGAGCGCCGGGCTTGTCCTCTACCATATCGGACATCATAATATTTGAGGCCAGGTCCCTGAAATACTCGGTCGCCTTGCGTACATCGGCTTCCATCTCCCGGCTTTCCATATAGGCGTCAAGCTCTTCAAACGAAGTAATACCGGGCGGAATCCACATCGGTTCATCATACATCTTAGTAACGTCGGCCTCTTTGGTTTCCTGGCCGGCGTCTTTGTTTTCGGTATCTTCGGCTTTGTCTGCGGTTTTTGGGTCGTCTGCTTTGTTGCCCATTGCACCACCTTAAAAACAAAAAGGGCTTAAGTCGGATTGACTTAAGCCCCAGGTAAGAGAGCGGTTTATTGAGCGGGCCTCTCGCCCGCTTGGAGTATCATCGGTCTGACTCTGGCAGCCTGCCCGGCCCAGGCTATCGGGCAACTTATGGACGCATTTTCAAAAAAATATATCCTTGTCTAATCGGGGTTTTGATTATGGCTCAATCCCCCGCTAAAGCCGGGTGAGTAGCCAAGTGTCTAGGATAGCACCCCAGGGACGTTAGCTTGTCCACTCTCCACAATTATATCAAAATAACTGTGCTATGTCAAGCAATAATAACCGCCTGCTCATTGCGTATCACCCACCCAACCGGAACCCCCGCCTTGACCACGAATATTCGCTCCAACGTGCCGGTAGAATTACGCATACTCTCCGGTACAATCGAGTGCATCAAATCATCCCAACCATTGCCGATCTCAGAGATTGACAGCAGCGACACGTCAAAGTTGCGAGGCTCAAGTGGTACTCTGGTTGGCTTGCACCAGCCGATAGGCAAGCCCGATGACAAAAAGACCTTAATGGATATTAGCGCCACGCCTTCGCAGCCGCCGTCATCCCGGTTGTTGGCGACGGATTGTAAGCGCCACTTGAGTTTGGTCCAGTTATCAGCCATATTTTTCTGCAAACTCCGAATCGGGATATAACTCGACAATAGTCACCTTTAGCCAAGCCAGGGCCTCTATGATGGTGTCAAATCCTTGCGCCTTCCTAATACCGTTCGTAGTATCGCCAATTATGGCGTTGATACCACTGTCCCAAAACCAGCTTATGGTTATGTTGATCTCGCTGTCGTAAATGTCTTGGAGGATATTCGAGACATCAACTGTAACGGTTGCCTCTTTAGCCATACAGTTTATCAAGCCCCCTGTTCTTTGCCTTAATCATCGCATTGGTAAACGGTCGCCGCCGCCGCTTCTGTATCAACTCAGTCCATCCTCTGGCCTTGATACCGGGTCGCGGTCGCCGCTTATTGACGAATAGCATCCGCCCCCGGCCCCGGCCAGACTTGAGCTTGCCGGGCGTAGTCTTGCTCTTCCAGTCTTGTGACATCGTGGCGTAGCGGACGCAAGTACCTTCATCAAGCCATTTGAATTTGTTTAGCGCATCTTCGGAGCCGTTTGGGCCAGTCAGAACAGAAGCATCTTTTGTGGTCAACCCGATTAACGTTTCCGCCTTTGGCTTGTCACCCTTCCAGGTTGCCCAGGTTTGCTCAAGTAACTTTTCGTTCTCTTTTCCCTCGGCGCGCAAAGCATTAAGAAGCTCTAAGCGAACCTCTTTAAGTCTCATTGGCTTGGCTTTGATCGCCTTGACCTGAAATACTTCTGCCATTATGCATCCTAACTATTGACAATCAATAGTGAATAGAGCATAATAAGGTATACTGATTAAGGAGTGAATAACAATGGAAATCAACGTCAAATTTCAATGGTGTAACAATCGCCCGGTTTTTGAAATTCCTCTAATTGACACCGAAACCGGCCCAGAGCCTCGCTTGCCCAAGCATTGCGGCGGAACCTTCCTTTACAATCCCGACAAAACCCGCTGTGCCGTTATTGCCACCAAAGGGACGGCCACCTATTTGATGCAGCGCAAGTATGCCAGATTTCTTGGCGTAGCAAAAGCCACCCCGGACGGCATCGGGCATTACGAATTGCCGCTCTGATCGTCTACCTCTTGCCACCGTCCGCCGATCTTATTCATCCCCAACCGCTGCCGGGTCCGCTTCTGAAAGCGCTGGAACCGCTTTTGAAACTCTCGCCGTAATCGCCGGTCATCTGTCGGCTTTGGCCGATTGTACCGTAGCTCGTTATTCAGAAAATAGCTATGATACCACGTCCCGCAGTTAGGACATTCCAGGCCAATCTCGATTAAGTCCTCTTCCTGCTGCCGGTCGGTAAAGCCATCGGCGCGAACAAGAGTATTGCAATTGCTACATTTGGTTAGCTTCTGGCCTTTCAGTTGGGCCAGGACTTGCCGGGTTGTCTGCATATCTACCTACCTCACAAAATCTCAATTGCGATTGAAAAAATTATCTACGTGGCCCTCTTAGGCCCGGTGGTCTACCCCTGGTTGCCGGTTCACTGGTCGGTACAAGCGTACATTGACAACGCCAACCTCCGCAAGCGAGATCACGTGACTGCGGTCGAAGCCCATATCGCTCCCATACACTGGCCCGGTAAACTCTGCCGTTCAGCCTGGCGCAATCCTCGCAATGCTCAGTTGGCCCAACTACCCATTGCAACTTTTGATCTCCACAGGCCATTGTTTTGGCTTTTTCTCTGGCCTCACTGTACCTACCAATCCATAGCTCTGCTCTCTGTAAATGAGGCTCAAGCTTTGCACCGGATGATTTATTATTTTCCTCAATGGAATCACCAAAGCCAAGCAGATACGGAAACTGAGAATTTATAAACGAATCACGAGCCGCAATTTCTTGGTTTGTTAGTTCGTCTTCGTTGATTCCACAAGATGCCGCTCCTTCTTTCCAGGCTATCCGCAAATGTCTAGTTATGGCAAAATTCATCGTATCAAAAAAGTCGAATACGGTACTTTCGCCTAACCACAAACGACGTACAGCCGACCTAACAGCCAGCCGGTAGTCAGAAATAGCTTTCGTGTGGTCTAGCCAGGATTCGACATCTGCCAAGTTGTCCATCAGTCCTTCAAGAAATCTTCCGTAGTATAAGAATTAATGTCTTCGACTAACTCGGCAGATGTGGAATCAATGATAATTTTAGTATGCGGATGCCAATAGTCATTAAGCCATTTTATTAGCTCTCTCGTCAATCGTTCAAATTCGTCTTTTGCCTGTTCATTTATATTCATCGGCTTTTCACTCCCACGCTTCCCATATATGCAGGCTTCGACATCCTTCAAACATTCATTTAGAATAGCGGAAATCTCATCCACTTTGAACTTGTAACCGTCATCTGATTCATAATCGGTCAAGATGACTTTTTCGATGTCAAAAAGCATTTCTGCCATCCGCGCAATAATCATCTTGACATTGTGACCATCCGTACCGTGTCCGAAATCTTGCTTATACACTTGGCAAAACTCAATCTCTTTTTGCTGTCTCTCATCAAATAGAATAAGCCAACTCATCTGTCTGCCTTTCTTTTATACTTCCCACGCTTCCCATATTTGCCTAAGAAATCTAGTCTCGTAATCCGATAAGCCAAACCTATCTTGTCTAGTTTTCCAGGTCTTATCAATATCCGTTTCAGTATCACGTTGTTGTCTAGCAACTTCCCAATCACATAACATCTCCAAAATATCACCCAATGGCATACTCAAAATACCATCAGGCCAATATTCAGGGTGATGACTATTACGAGAAACGTGCAATCTTGCAGCGTTATTATTATGTACTATGGCTTCATACTCAGGTGAGCCATATTCATACTTTCGGGCATTATCAAGTTGGCAAAATCCCCCGAATTCTTCAAGGTCGAATTTGCTAAGGTCGTGTCTATCTGCCCTGTCCTCTAAGTCGCGGGCAAGTTTCCTGAGAAGATTGGCAACTCTTTGACGATGCTCGATTATCTTAACCAGCGTTATGATCTCGGAACTTGTTTCCATCTTTATATCTCCCACGCCACACAGGACCAGAATCCCGGCGCAAATGGATCTTTCTTACTATCACAATTGTGCCGGGCCATAAATGCCTTACGCCGCTCCGGGTCACTACGCTTGATAGTCATATTTGGGTCGCCGTAATGGACAACCCGCTCTTTGCCCTGATAACGTACCGTCCGCATATATTTCTTGTCCGGCCTGGTTGACGCCCGTTGACCGGAGGCCATAACCGTAATGCCGTTGTAGGTGATGCGGGATAGGGCCTTTTCGTCCTGGTCGGCCATACCCTCTTCGGCGTCATCTTCCGGCTCTTCCTCTTCTACCATCTCTTCACTGTCCGGCTCCGGCTCCGCTGCCATCATCGGTTCTGCCATCCGCAGGCCCTTCAATTTCTGCAAGGCCGCCAATGCCATACTTGCCTGTACCTTGATCTTACTCCGCGCATTAGACATCAAGACCCGCTGCATAGTCAGTATCGCTTCCTCGATTTGCTCAGGCGTGGCATCCAACGGCGGCAGGACTTCAGTATATTCCGGTGACTGGAAGAGCGCCAGCACATCTTCACCGTCCGGCGTTCGACCATCGGCCAATTCCATCGCAATGAATTGCGCTTCGGTAATCTCACCACTCTCGACCATCGCCTCTCTTTCGGTGCGAATATCTGTCACGCCGAGAGACAAGTCCTTTTCCCGGCGCTCGCTTCTGACATTGCGAATATCGGCGTTAAGCTTGTCTTGTTCGTCATCCTGGTAATCGAATACGAGCCTAAGATATGGCGGTAGGAACTTGGCTTCAATCTGCTGTGTGGCCTGTCCAATAATCACGCCCGGTCCCTTGCCACGCATCTTTAAATGTTGCACTTCGGCGTCGGCTTTCGTCTGGCCGGCTACGCCAAAAGCAAAGGCAAGTTGACGCATATCCACGCCAAAAGCCAGGGCCAGAACTGCCATTCCAAGCTGAGTATCGGTCATCGAATCAAAGCCATCTGGCAACGAGGCAAAATCTAACAGCCTTATTGCGCCCTTGACAGCCGCAACAGGTAACTTGGCATATCTGGTCAAGCCTTGATTATCCATCACCTCATCAGTTCCTCTTAAGGCAACTGATACAGCCGTTGCCTCTCTTACGCTGCCATCACCGCCCTCAATAGCAACCATCCCTCTGTATGGCCGGCTACCGAGTTTTTCCTGCTTGTACCGCCCCTCGTCTATCAGGTTTTGCGCTACGTTCACGGCCCGGCTCACAGCGCAAAAGCCCACGCCGTACATAGAGCCGATGGGGGCTGACTGGGGAGTGAGATTGATAACCCGGCTTTTGTGTAACCGGTATCTTGCGCCGTCCATATCGGTATAGATAATCGGATATTCAGGATTCTGCGTCCGCCAGCAGTCGCAGCCGTCAAGGTGAATGAGTTTGGTAGGTGGCCCCTGGAGAGGTTCGTCACCCCGGCCCGGTCCCTCGATGACCATAAAAGCGCCGTTATCGATGGTATGATAATCCTCGATAAAAGCGCCGTAGCAAGCAGGCCAGCCCTGTACCGTGAAGTTGCTACGGCTCTCAGAGTTGTTCTGCAAAATCCTGGTGTACTCTTCGGCTTCCCTGACGTAGCTCTTGATAGTGTTGTCACGAGCTACCACCTTGACCGGCATTGCTACCATCATATCCCGCAAGGTGTTGACCGTGCCGGATAGATGATCGCTCAATTTCCAGAACTTGCGTAACTCGTTGTCACGGGCCTGTGACCACCAGGCCGGCAATAGCTCGCCGGCGACGGCTAACCAGGCGTAGAAGGGAAAGCCGCCATAAGCCGTATCGTCATCTCGTGGGGGAAAGACTTCTTTTGTCTCAAGAGCCGCTGCTAATGCTTGTTCCTGTCCGTTATCCATTATGCTACCCTCTTACCGTCTACTACCACGACCACGCCGGTATTACGTAAGTCGTTCCAACTCCAAAAGCAGGCGTCCACCAGATCATAGGGCTTGTGCTTGGGTACTCGGTTTAGCGCCTTTTCCAACGTCGTATGAGTACCGATGACGTGTATGATCTTACCCTTTTCATAATCCGATAGCATCAAGTTCCAGCGATGCACCTTCGGCCCGTAGCCTGCGCCTGCCTTGTCGCTCACGAAGTCCGGTAGAAAACGGGTTGTGTCGATAGTCCCGTTGCCGTCCGTCACCTGTATTATACCATCAATTCGCTCGATTTGGGGAAAGTTATCATCCTTGACTAACTCCTCGATAGCCAGGTAGAACTCATCGGCCCACAGGTCGCCGCCCTGGTCGGTTTCCACGCCCACCCGGTCAAAGCGTAATTCGACCGCCTTGAGGATAGCTCGCTTAAGGCAATCAAGCGGAGTGGTGATTTGCTCCCAACTCCAAAAGCGGTAGATAACGTCATCAACGCCTATGCCGTCGGCGTTGATACCCATACTGTCGCTCTGGTCGGTAGAGGTGACGGCCGGATCGCACCACACGCAGCCGTCCGTCAATTCCGGTACGTCGTCAAAAGCGCAATGTCTGAATTCGAGATGATTGAACAGGCCGCCGTCCTGTTGCTCTACTTCGTGTTGCGCCTCTTTGAGAAATGCAGACAAGCCCCAGGTATTGATAGCATCCTGGCAAACCTGGATATTCTGCCCGTCCCAGGTTGGTGTACCGGCTATGATGGTATAGCCGCCGCCCTCGGTAGCCTCATATGCCAAATCATCAATCGCCTTGTATGGTCCTGACACTCGCCTATCCGCCAGAAAGCTGGCCTCGATATCTGACACCCCGGCCAGTTGCGCCGCTATGCCATCGGGAATAATCATATTCTGGATAAAGAGAATAGCCGCATCATCGGAGCCAGCGGGGAGTAGCGAGGTGGTCAGGGTGTCCTTTTTCTTTTGGGTGGTTTTGGGCGAGTCGTGCTTGCCGTCGATATCGTCCAGTATAATAAAGTCGGGCCGGTTTTCTTTTGCCTTCGCCCCACGCCGGGCCGTGTCAAGACCGATGGCATCGAGGATAAAGCCGTTAGCGCAGCGTAGCCGTTGCCGCCGCCATCCTTTTGACTGGCCGTACTTGCCCACTTCGCGCTGGGCCATTTCGGGATAGTAAGCGGCTAGTTGCTCGTTGCCTTCTAAGATGTCGGCAATCGTCCCTACGTGCTGGTCAGCCTGATCTTGCACCTCACAGCAATACCAGCCGTAGAGCCGGTGGCTTTCAGCGCCCAGTCGGATTGCCGCCAGCTCTGCGCTTGTCGATTTCGTCCCACCTCTCGGCCAGATAGCCACCAACGGAGCCGGCCTAATGCCCTTGCGGATTGACCAGACCCATTGCCAGAACTCGGTGTGTCGCTGGGCAAATGGAGCGGTTACGTAGGTTGGGAATATGGTTGTTAGCCACTCTTGCCAATCGAGCGGCGGTATCTTCTTTCGGTGTAAATCTTGCAATTTCCCGGCAGTTTCCATAAGGAACTGCTGCCGAGCCACAGGATGCAACGATTTGAACCACGTTATTAGCTTCGGGTCAATCGTTCGTGGTTGCATCGCTCTCCATTGCCGCCATAGTCAATATCTCAAGGAATTGACGTTGAACCTCATCACTATTCAGGCTATCCGGCAACGTTTGCCGCCAGTCGATCTTGACCGGCGCGTCAAGACCGAACAACTTAAGCCGCCGGTCGATGCACCAACGGATACCGGCTAAAAAGCTCTCGTTGCCGGTCATCTGTTCCTGTTTGGTACTGACTTCGTTGCGCTCGCTTTCAGCTTCACTGACTACTTTGGCGGTACTGCTTTCCTTGACCTGCAACGACCGCTGCCAGGCTTGCCAGTATTCGACTTCTAAGTTGTCTATCTTTGCAAGCTCGATAGCTACCCGTTCATTGAAATTGACAAGGGAGGATTCAAGCCACTTGGCCCGAATAGCCTTGAGGTCATAACCTACCATCTGCCGGGTCATTCCAAGCCGGGCGGCAATATCTACTTGAATGACGCCTTGCAGGTAGAGCCGGGCGATTTCTACCCGATCACGTTCTATTTGGATTACACTTCGTTTTGGTGCTGCCATAAGCAAACTTCTTAATGCAAACTAACTTTTCTTAATTGCAATTGAGATTTTTTGATAGCACTCGCAACGCCTCTTGTTTGTCGAGCGCCGGGCCGACGTACTCGAAAGAGGCTCGAAGGCGTTTTGTTAATCCACTGATTCCCTTTTGCTTGGCTAAATCCCGTCCTTTTACCATCGACTTTGTTTTTCTGGTTGGTTTTTGTATCATCACCCAGTTTTTTGACCTATTTCTAGCGTGTATCATTGCCGGATTGCTCGTTTGAGACTGCCACCGATACCCAACCGCCTTAAACATCGCCCCGACATAATCACTCAAAGCGTTACCAATCCCCACGCCCTGGAAGTCCGGCAAGCAAACCGTTCGATGTTCCCGCTTGATGTTCTTTGCTTTTGGATGCGGAAAGTGCAACGCTGCCGTAAACGCCACTGGCCTATCGTCATAAAAAGCGCAGAAGCAAACTGCCGCCGTATTCAAGACGGTGTCTAAATAATGATACTGCCGGAATATTCGCCCAAGCGGTGTGATGAACGCGTTTAACTTCGAGCTTAATCTCTGGTCGCTGGTGAAGATACCTCCCGGTGTAATATTCGCCCGTGTGAGGCTGATACACCCAATCCGGCTCAAGCCAATCCAGAATGTCATAATGCACAGAGACGGCAATAAACTTTTTGTCCTTGCGCCTGATCGCTTTGGATAACGCCGCGCTGCCTATCTGGGCCACGGTCCTATCAACGACACTTGTAAACTCATCTATGACAACCAACTCTCGTTCATCGGCCAAAGCCCTGGCCAGCGTCGCCCGGAATTGCTCACCATTCGACAGTACCCGAAACGGACGCAACCACGACGGCGGGGAAGAAAAGCCGACAGATGACAGATAGCCGGTGATGTCTTTTGTGCTCAAGCCGTCTGGAATAGTATCTCTACCGCCCCCACATCGCCCACGTTCCTGATCTCTTTCAGCAGTTCTATCGCCTGCCGTGCCTCACTCTCTATCGGCAATGAAGCCACAAGCGCCGAAATGTCTGTACTCTTCATATCGGCGGTGACAAAGCGGACGGTACTTAGTTTGTGGTTAAGGTACATCGCTGCTATCTTCGTCATCTTCCGGCAAATGAACCCCATTACTCTCTGCGAAAAATGTCCAGGTTTCTTCCTGCCCCAGTGAGATAAGATTGGCAAATTCGCACCGTAAGATGTCGAAACGTTTGTGCAAATCTTTCAAATCATCCGAGTTTAACTTGAGTGCCTGTAGTAGCAGCAGGTCATTAAGCTCGGTCCAGTCATTATTGATATGCCTGGTGATCTCGCCAACCCGGTCCATTGTCATTTTTTTTCTGACCAACAGATAGCCTCAGTTAATGAAAGCCTGGATAAAGGCAGATGCTTGCTGACGGTGATGTCTCTTAAAGTTCGTTAATTTGACGGTCCACCACCGCCATCTCTTCTCTAATTTCATTGATTTTGGTCGTCTCCCATTCTATCTCATTTTGTATTTCCGTTGATACATTCATACCCTGCCGGGCCGCGGTATCTCTGGCCTTATCGAGATTTTGCATATGCGTCTTGAGCTGGAACCTGAGATGTGTTAAATGGTCCTGCAAAACGTCTCCAAATAACTCTGCGGTTCGACGCTTTACCTGTTCGGAAACGTTACCATTCTTGGATATATATTCCAGAATTACCAGAAAGATGCGCTCAAACTTATCATCTCTGGACACCAAATAATCGTTAAGTTCCCGAATAATATCATCGATGGTGGCCCGTTCTTTGAGCAAATCGAATGTTATTTCGTCTAGCCGGTCAACATTTTTATAAAATTGTGACGAGAAGATACTGAGAACATCCTCGATTGTCTTAACCTGCTGTAGACTTTGTTCAAGGCGTTCGTTGAGTTGATATAGTTGTCTAAGGTACTGGAGTATTTCTCTTGGTTCGCTAGACACATTGCACTACAAATAACCTATTTCCCGCCGTACAGCAGCCGGCCGTTGGTGATAATCTTCTGACCCAACGTACCAACCAATGTTAGCCAGGCAAAGTCAACGGCGGCAGTATTGAGCCAATCTATAAGGCCGGCTTCGACCAGGGCCGGGTAACTTTCGACATCGGACGGTAAGATGAAATTGACGGTAATAACCAACCCGATGTAACCGATAAGATACGGCATTACCATCCCCCTGAACCACCCGGCCAACTCTGCCCAGTCAAACGAGCCGGTACGCAAAGCGGCGGCAATGGCCAGCACCACGTCTAGAAAAATGAGGCCAACCAGAATTTGAAACTGTGCGGTTTGCATTACTGCTTGAATCAAGTCCATCGTTATTCCCTCCCGGAAAACAGAAAACGGGCCGCGTTATAGACCCGTTGCAATATAACCTCTTCGCTTGTCACACCTTGCGCCCAGCGCTTGATCTCAGCCGGAGTGCATCCATCCTTAACCGCCGCTTCTATTTTCGACAACAGGGCCAGGTGATGCTCTTCCAGTAAAAGATAGTCGCGCTCACATAGGGCGCTTTCGATTTCGGTTTGGTGTGTGCTTTTAGACATAATACCATTTTAGCACATTGCCCGTTTTTTTTCAATAGTGATTGAGAAATTATAGGATTTCTAACTTTTTACGAGTAAGCCCGGCGCAACCATCACGCCGGGCTTGCCTTACACACAAGATTAGCACATTGACATACTATTATGCAAAACCGTTTTCCCCAACGGTTCAACTAGAACTCATTATCTCATCAGCACTCCTTTCTGTCATACCCACGTTTGCCGTTATCGCCGTCGTTGCACTACCTTGATTCCTACTCCTTAGCCATTCGGTCATCGAGCCAGGGACGGCGGTTGCTTCACTCGCCGGCATAGTCCTATACCACTAGGTTTACCCCTGCCGGTGAGGTTAGTCACTATCCTAATGGGTCAAGCCCGGCGCGCTCTCTGACCTGATTGTACTCGGCCAGATGCTCGTCACCGTCCGTCCTCATAGCCGGGGCAGTTTCCACACGATAGTCGATAATGGTATTATCAATCATCGCTACCGCTATGCTGATACAGTCATCAACATCATCGGTATCGTCGCTATCGATGCCGGTCAATACCTGCTTGATTTCACGCATCTTGTCAATCAACTCTTGGACTGTCATAGTTCAACTCCTTTTTCTCAATTGCAATTAAGATTTTTTGCGCCAGCCGTGGGCAGTCGGCTCGCTGTTGAGTTTGCGGTAGTTTAGGTCGATAATCTCTTGCCAGGTTACGCCAAGTTCGCTGATAAATGGCTCAAGACATCCCCAAATGACTTTTAACCGACTAACGTCAATCCATTGTTTGTCGAGGTAGTCATTTAGAATTGTATAGGAGTTTTGCCCCATTACCGCCAATAGCTTTTTGACCGACCACCGATAGTAGTTCTCTCCCTTTATCTGCTCAAGAGAAATATCGGCAATGTAACAGATAATCCTTAGATAATATGTGTAATCCCCTGTTTCGTCCAAGACAAGCGGGGTATAAAAGAGTGTCTCGTTATCACACCGGCAATCCCACTGGCTGGCCTCTCCGCAATTCTTACACTGCCACCAGGAGAATTGCGGCTTAAATCTCTCTTTGCCGTACAAATCCAGCAACTCGCCCGCTTCCCCTGCCAGCTTGATAGCCGGGTGCAACGGGTCACTGTGGAGAGGATGGTCCTTAGCGTACCAGGTTAGAAGAGCTTTTTCGATGTCGTTCATATCATTTTCACCTGTGTAATCTCTTTCTCAGCTATCTCTAGGTTTTTGCAACCCCTTTCCCAGTAATTTGGCTTAAGTTCAAACAAGATAGCCTTGCGATCCATCTTAACTGCCTGATAACCCTCACTCGCGTGACCACCATATGGAGACATTATTATATCTCCCAATTTGGTGTATTCACCGATTAGTTGACCTATTAAATCAAGCTGAAGAGGGCAGATGTGTTTTTCCTCGCTCTCGTCCTTTTGTTTTGCATATTTTAAGGCATTGGTTATTACATTGGTCTGCCGAATATCCATCAGGCAGTTGGGGTGACTGTCGGGCAAGCCGTCCAGATCAAACCAGACCGGTGAAGCGTATCGCTGCCACAACAGAATCGAGTAGTAGGTATTGTCTCTCCAACTGACAGGCGGACGATTGCCGACGTAATCGGAATGCACTTCATTGCCTTTGGTAATCGCCATCTGCCAGGTTCGTTCTTTTTCCTCGATTGTCTGAACTTCGCCGTTTGTCTGAATAATGTCAGAGTATACCCGCTCAAATGTCTGGTACTCAACATCCGGTGGCCTGATGCTATGCTTGACTACGTTATTCTCAAAGTCACCTTTCCAGTTACGAAACGTGACAACGAACGAACCATCAGTCAAGGCGACCCGGCTATGGAATTTCCAGCCGTCAACCGACTCAAACTGCTTGATTATCGAGGCCAACATTCGGGCGGTGCAGTGGATAGAAGTCAAGCGGCCGGGGGTAGTTTTTCTCAGAATGTCACTGCAAAGAAGATCATCCATATATTTTTTTGTTGACCAGAATGAGTACTGGACCGGTACCTGCTCGATATTATCAATCCTTCCCCTAATATCAACCCCTAACGGCGTTGAGATATACTCGCCCTCATTAGTCCAGATATGGACCATCCGCTCTACGACCTGCGGGTTAAGCGGCGGCAACTTGTCATTGATCTTTTCGCCGCCCTTGTTGAATACCAGGACGTAATCAGCGCAGCCCTGCCGGGTAACTTCGGCCCGCTCTGAAAAGCTCTTGTGTAGTAGGCCGTAGGTTTTGGTACGTTGCATCTCGATAACCGGGTCTTTCCAGACCGTCATCCATCGCTCGAAATTAAAGCCGATGGATTCACAGAGGCGGATAATCTCACCGGGGAAGTCATACAGACCGGCATAACCGTGAGATGACATATAGCGCATCGTGTCTTTGCAGTGAACGGCCATTCGCCCACCATCCTCCAGGACCCTGAACATCTCAGTCAGGTGATAATACCAGCCCTCGAAAAATTGTTCCTCGCTATCGGTGTTGCCCAAATCGGCAATGGAGTCAGAATAAATATACAACGCGAGAAAGGGCGGGGAATACGGGATGAATTGAACTGATTTGTCGGGTAAATTCCTCATTCCAAAAACACAATCAGCCCCATAAAAAGCCCAGTTCTCTCCAAACTTCTGGTCAATTATCTGATTCACTTCATCCTCCCATTCAAAAAGTGGGGCAAGACCATTTCCGTATTGCCCAGATTGGTTGTCAATTTCTTTTGGTCTATTCGCCACAAACCACATTCGGCTACAACCTCGTTCACTCGTTTCTGCATTTTCTTATGTTGCGCTCCCTTGCGCTTGAGTGACTTGACTATGCCTATCTCCGTTTCCGTGGCGTACATATTGACAACAGACTGCCGGGCATTGCCGAACCGGTCAGTTCTGCCAACGGCCTGATACCAGCTCTCCCATTTGTAATTGATAGAAACGAAGTGGTGCCTGGCGCAATGTTGCCAGTTAAGCCCGAGCCCGGCAATGCTATCTTTCGTAATGATAATCCGACTATTGCCGGTCGAAAAGGAATCAAGCTTAGCCTCTTTGTTTGCCAGGTTATCTCGGCCTGATACCTCTACTACTTCACCGTTCTTGTAAATAGCCTGTAGCTCTTTAGCCAGGAGCTTTGATTCATCTTCCAGATCACACCAAACGATATGAGGTTCGCTTGGCTCTTTTTCGACTTCCTCAATCGCACATATTACCCGGTCCTGATAGGTGGCTTTCTTCTCTGCCCACATCTCTGTTGATGAAGGCGTATCGGGCAACATCAAATAACGTTGCCCTTTCTTGGTGGTCATATCCCAGGCCCGGCGATGGTCAACGTCTAGCGTATGGAATCGGATGTCAAGCGGTGGCCTGATGTATCCCTCATCGCTGCCACCGATATCAGACGGCGTAGAGATGATACTGGCCCAGGTTGTTACCCAGCGCCAGAAGTCCTTTTCGCCCAACGGCTTAAGAATGTAATTGCCGGCCACCATCTTTTTATCTTTCATCGAGGCGTTCATAAACCAGTTGGCAATCATCTGGTTGGAGTCCATCACGCCTAATGCCTCGGCGTGATTGCCAAGTTCGAGGAAGTCATTCGGGGAAGGTGTAGCGGAGCAAAGCAAACCATAGCGGATCTCGTTCATAAATGGCAAAACAAACTTTTTCGTCTCGCCGGTATAGCTCTTGAGAATCGAGCTTTCATCGATAACAACACCGCCGTCTTTCCAATGAAACGGCTTGAATTTGCCCCGGAACATATCAAAGTTGACAATGGTTATCGGACAATCTGACAAAACAGCATCGTCATAATTCCTGACCTGTTCAATCTCAACGTCAATCTTTCGGGCTTCCCTGACGGTTTGCTTGGCTACGGCTAACGGGCAAACTATCAAGACCGGCGCGCCGGTCTTTTTGTGTACCTGCTTGGCCCATTCGACCTGCAAGAGCGTTTTCCCTAATCCTCGCTCCCAAAACGCAGCGCCCCGGCCAAGCTTGATTAGCCACTGCAATGACCACTGCTGCCAGTCGAATAACATCGGGTTAATATCAGCCAGATCAACGTCAAAACCAACCGGCTTGGCGCTAATCTGTTTACTGATAAGATAATCCTCATACGTTTCAAATTTTGGTATCATAGCTCACTCCTTAATGACTATAATAGCACACCCGCTATTGATTGTCAATAGTCCTGCCTACTTGCAGATGATGCGGCAAGACATTGCGCTTTCCAACGATGTCGAGGCCGTCGATCTCCAGGGCCTCGTCATACTGGCCCATATTGACGTAAACGGTCGTTGCTGGCTGGCCGAACTTGCGCCGGTAGGCAGCAACGGCGGCTTTGATCTTGTCGGCCTGGGTAGTTTTTTTATCGGCGTCGTACCACATCAAAAGCATCGGTTTCCTCTTTTTGGTAAAGGCCGTTATCGGAATCGGCCCGGTGATAAAATCGGTTAGCATTTTGGTTCACTCCTTTTTTTGAATTGCAATTGAAATAATTATGAGTTGATTTGCCACATCTCCGGCGCTCGATGCGATGGGCCGTCAAAATCGAGCATCTTCCAAGATACTTCCATTACCCTATCAAGCACCGCCCGGCCAAGATAATCCTCAAGCGCCAAACGGCCCGGCGCTTTCTCCGACATTTCGCCCGGTCCGCAGTTGAATGTCAAGATAGTTGGCATCTCAGCATTGTACCGGTAATTCAGGACAGAATAGAGCGTTGACTTCACCCACTCGGACGGCTGCCGCTTGTCTAGGTCGTCTATCACAATGACAAGGCCCTGCTGCAACTCTCGGATGACATCGGCCTCGGTCTCCTGGCTAATCCGGTTGCCGTCCTCGTCTTTGTCCCACGTACCTTGCAGCCGCTTGAGATATTCGGGCCATACCCGGAAATAGCAATCACGAAAGCCCCGGTCTATAGCCTCGTGAATGACGGCAGCGGCAAGGTGGCTTTTGCCGGTCCCAACGTTGCCATACATAATCAGCCAGTTATCCCGCTCCCGCTTGCCGGAAAAGAGCATATCAACGTAAGCCGTCACCTTTTGGCGCAGTTGTTCACTCTCCGGCCAATCGTGGCGAATAGCGTAGCTGTCAAATGTGGCTTGGCGCAACCAACCAATCAGGCCAGCTTTTGTCAGATGAGCTTCGTACAGGTCGCGCTGTATCTTGTCGGCTTCACGCTCTTTCAGGCGCTTGGTTCGCTCAAGTGAAGTTCGCCCACGGTCGCAGCCGCAATAGTCCGGCCATATCAGGACGGGCCGAACCACGCCAATAACCTCTTGCTCGATAATGCGAGGAATGAGAAGGGAGCCGCAAAACTTGCACTTGAGGCCGACGCGCTGGGCGATCTCTTCAGACGATAGCTGTACCAGTTCACGCCGGTAATGTCGCCACGCCTGCCGCCACTGTTCGTCTTGGCGCTCGGCTTCCCGGCGCATAGCAGCATAGCGGAGCCGCTCTTGCCGGTCCTCAACCTCTTGCTTTGAAGGCTGCCGTTGCCCTCTTTGCGATTTCGTCATCTGCTGGTGTAGCCACTTGTTTACGTCCATTTCGGTTCACTCCGTTTGGTTTTTTCTTTGGCTTGTCGGTTATTTGACCGGCAGCAAGCCAACTATCAAGTATAGCTTTTATGTAAGTCCATTTTCTAACATTGTTTTCCGCTGCCTCTTTTATTGCTTTCTCTACCCAACCAGCCGGACATTCGGCGGTATAGGTGCGAATATTGTCTGATATAATCTGGCTCAAAGAACCGATATTCTCTTCCCAGGATATGCACGCTTTCTGAAAATCAGTCGGCGGTATAGTAGTATTTAAACTCTGATTCTGTATCTGTATCTGGTGCGTTTCTTGAAACGTTTCATTTCCGTTTCTTGAAACGTTTCTTTTCGTATATTGATTATGATTATCTTCCCCGTCGTCGGTGTCGTCATCACCGTTTTTAGTCTGCTTTCGTCTGTATCTCTTAACGCGCTCGTAGCTGTTATCGCTCTTGAATTGGCGTTGCTCCCAATTGGTGACAACAAAAATGCCGTCATTGTCGACAAAAAGCATATCAAATTCGACAAATTCACGGCATATTTTGGAAAATTGTCCGTTTTCAAGACCGATCTCTGAGCAAATGAAGTCATCTGGTAACGCCGTTCCCTTATTGGAAACGAGCCGGCCGCGCTCCGGTGACTCCCCGGCCAGCATTAAGAGCGATGTCCACACCCCAATTATTAGCGGCTTGGGCAGGTTTAACTCAGCCGCAATCATCTTGATCTTCCTGTCTGAAAGTGTCTCTGTGTAAAGTCTTAACCAGGGCATCGACATTGAAAAAACCTCTTTCCGTTACACTCGTTGTTTCAAGACCGTTTCTTGAAACGTTTCATTATCCATTAAAGAAACCTCAATTGCGATTGAAATAAAAAAGCCCCTTTATCAAGCCGGCCCGGACAGGGTGGTTTTTTGTCCGGGGCTGGCCGGCCCCGGAGGGCCGGCTTGATAAAAGAGCCTTTTTAATTAAGGTGTATTTGATTATTAGAGAGCGTCTATTGCTCACCTTATCCCTGTCCCTTTTGCCGCTTTGACCTCTCGGCCCCGGTTTGCCAGACCGGACGGCGTTAAACGTACTTTATCTTACACTGATTATTATACCGCGCCTTAACAAAATTGTCAATAGTGTTCATAAGTCAATTATAGCGGAGTTAGCGCCGGGTGTCAAGGCTGAGTTTTTCGACTGTGATACTCCTGATGACACCGATGGCACAAACAAGTCAAGTCCCCTGGCTCTTCTCGCCCCAGCCGCTCATACGTTCGGTGGTGCGCTTCCAGCCGATCCGGGCTATTGCACAACTGACAACGATAGCCGGCGCGCCGTTTGCACTCGTCGGCCCGTTTACGCCAAGCGTCGGACTGGATGTAGCGGTGATAGTCCGGCCGGCGCAAGTAGACCAAGAAAGAGAGAGCGGCTTTAACTTTGGCTATCATATATCCCAACCTCTACCACCTGCCCGGCCTCTTTGACGATGACCGCATCTCTGGTCAGTTGCAGCGCATTGCCGAAACCAACCTGCACTAACTCGCTTCTCTCGACCAGATGCAAGACGGTCGCCTTTGGCAAACTCAGCAACCGGGCTACCTGGTCAACGGTCGTGTGGCCCTGGGCGACGGCTACGGCGATGCGTTGCTTTGTGGTCATCTTGGGAATTCGTCCCACGTTCGACCGTCCAAGATACGTCCGCCCCAAACGCCATCAACTTTACGATTGCCGCCGTGCTGTTTGTGAAAATAGGCAATATCATACCTCTGACAATCATCCCTGACTTGCCTAAACCAGTCAAGATCAGCCGGGCGATAGTTTGGGCCGCTCTCGCCGCCTGAAATTATCCAGTCAATAACAGGACTGTAAGGATAAAAGTCAACCGGTCCAAGTGCCGGCTCGTAACTGACAAATTTAACGGTCGCAGGAATCTCGTCAAGGGATTCGAGCCGCCATAAATAATCTTTTGCCTCTATGCTGACACCTAACCAGACATTGGGCCAGCCGTTGCCCCAATCATCCGGCATACAATATCTGGCCCATTCCGGTCTTTTGGTCAAAATCTGGTAGGTTAAATGGGGAGTCTGCCTGATAATGTCCCAGGCTTCATCTCGCCACGGGTCGGCCTCTTCGATGAAGAAATCTGACCAGGAACAGGTAAAAACTTTGGCCGACTTTTGCCAAGATAACGGCTTTCCGAATGTGGCCCGGCTTGATTTAACTATCGTTGCCGGGTCTTGTCCGTATCGTTTTTTGTCCCGATACATATAGCAATTTTTGCAGCCGGGGCTAACTTTCTGGCAACCTTGCCAGGGATTCCAGGTATGATTCGTCCATTCTATATTGCTATTTTTGCCCATATCATTACCTCAGCCACACGCTAAACAGGTCTTTGATCAGTGACCAGTTGTCATTAAGGTCCTGACTATCCAACCCGGCCGCGTGGAGCTTGCCGATCAACGTACCGGTTGGCTGCTCGCCGGCTTTGATCGCTTGCCAGGCATCAGCGGTGTGTTCATCCATAATGCGACGGATGATAGCACCCTTGTCAGATTTTTTTGAATTGCAATTGAAAGAAAGCGTCATTGCACTCGCTCCAATCTGACCGTATGGGCGGGATGGTCGAACTCGAACTCGATAGCTATTTGCGGTGACACAAAAAACCGCTCCAGCTTGGCGCGCACCTCTTCGGGGCAAAACGCAAAACAGTCGCGGATAACGTCCTCATTATCGGTTTGGTTGACCGGTTGATAGCCGGTCCTGATAAAACGGTAAAGCATAGCTCACTCCTTTGCAAACTTCACTATCGGCAAAATATACCGGTCAGGATTATCGAACATATCAGACGTAAAGCGGAACACACGCCAGCCAAGCAAAACGGCCTGGTTGTACTTCTCGCAGTCGCCCGTAAAGCCCTTGCCCCTGGTGTGACGGCCACCTGAATGAATACCGCCTTCGATCTCTATGGCAATGAGCTTGTCGGGCAATGCCCGGTCAAAGCGCCATTTTCGCTCCGGATGAAAGCGGTACTCTTCGACGAGAGCCGGGCCGCCGTAAACTCGCCAGTAATAATCGAAGGTGGCCTCAAGATCGGTTTTCATCACCGTTGCCGATGGGAACAAACTCAACGTTAACCCGATAACCAACCCCGGCGGCAATTCTGTCCAAGGTATTCAATTGAACATTGCGCGGCATATCGTCATCAGCAATTAACTGGCCGATACGATTACGAGATACGCCAACCTCTTTAGCCAATTCATAAACAGGCTTGCGGCTTTTGCGAACAATCAAAAATAGCGGATTTAGCATTTGTTCTTACCTCCACTTGTCATTATAACACAAAAGATTACTTTTGTCAATATATACAATGAAATTGCAAAATAGACTTGACAATGAAATGGAAATGTGATATAATGTAGACATCAAAGCAAACAGATTAGGGCAAGGGAGATTAAGATGGAAGTCAACTTTAACGAAATGGTACACGAGCTATTTGAGGCTTTAGATGATACGGTCTTGGCCGAGTATTACAATTACGAAGCTGGGCTTGTTGATTATCCATCAGAGACAGCCCTTAACGCCTTGCGTAACTATCAAGACAAAGGATTCGGAGAAAGTAAGGCATTACAGGTAATAGATATACAATAAAAAAACTCCCCGGCGTTCGCAGCGCCGGGGAGCCTAGCCAAACTAAGGAGTGATTAAATGTCAAGTAATATTGTAGCACAGAATACACAGCAGGTCAACAGTCTTGATGACCGGCCCATTTTAGTCATTTTGCCCAATCGTTGCTATTGGCTGGATATGACCGATGACCAGCCGATACCGTTTCAAGGCGAGCCGCAGTATGGGCAATACTGGGACGGATCGCCGGAAGATTGGTATGGCCTGGAGGCCAGAGGATGATTGACCAAATCTTAGACTGGGGCAGAGCCAACGCCAACGGCAGCAAGAAAGCCATTGACACCGCCGGCCACTTCGACCGCAGCCAGACCGAAGCCTGGCGCAAAGAACTGCGCCGTCGCTTCAAAGACGGTGAGCGTCACATTGATGGTAGCTGGCGACAGGGCTATGAACTGGTCTTACCCACGGGTGAGGCCATCGGAGTGACGAACGGCCACGCTAGTCATTTTGTGATATACTATCGAAAAGGAGCGATATACTATGGCTAATCCGACCAGAGACGAAATCTTATTGAGAGAAGAACTCTACCGGCTGGCTTACCAGCACCGGGCCAGTCACATCGACCAGCGCCGGCAATCTATCTTTAAGCGAGATGGTCACGGCTGGCAAGAGTTGAAAGTAGGCGAAGTGGAATGGAAGCGGTGGCATCAGGCTTACCCGCCGATGTCAACAGAAGTGGTTTAAATTCAATCGCAATTCAAAAAAAAGGAGTTATGATGTCTGAAAAATCTTTAGTACCAACAAGTAATACTTTAGCTGTAATGCCAGCGATGGAGATTGCCGAAGCCGTTGATCGTTATTCAGCTATCACTGCTTTCACCCAACGGATTATGAAAAATGGTATAGACTATGGCGCAGTGCCAGGAACAGATAAGCCGACTTTGCTCAAGCCGGGGGCAGAAAAACTGTCTGCCTTTTTTGGATTGACGCCGGCTTTTGAACCGATAGAGATTATCAAAGATTGGACTGGTAGAGATCACGGTGAGCCGTTCTTTGAGTATCAATACAAGTGTCGCCTGTTTCGGGGTGACCGGCTCATTGCCGAAGGAATTGGCTCTTGTAACAGTTGGGAGAAAAAATATCGCTATCGCTGGGTGAGTGAAGATGAAGTACCGTTTCATCTCAATCCTGACAATCTCTTATCACGCAAAAGCGGACTGATTGAATTTGAGTTTGCCATCAACAAACGAGAAACCGCTGGCAGGTATGGCAAACCGGCAGAATATTGGGATGCTTTTAAAACCGCTATTGCCGCCGGAGATGCAATCAAGACTACCCGTAAAACGTCATCCGGTAAAGATCTTGACGCCTGGATGATAGAGACGGTTGTCTACCGAGTACCGAATGAGGATATTTTTAGCCAGGTAAATACCATCGACAAAATGGCTCAGAAGCGGGCGCTTGTCGCTGCTGTCCTGATAGGTGTCAATGCCTCTGAGTTTTTCACTCAAGACCTTGAAGATATGGACATCGATAGCAATATCGTTGATTCTGTTGCTGTGCCGGTATCAAGCGAACAATCCAAGCAATCTGGCAAAAAGCAACAGAGTAAAAAGCAAAATGGCAACGGGCGCAATCCTCAAACGATGCTGGAAGAGGTCAACGCCCGGACCGGCAATCACTACGAAAATGTAAATCACCTGTATAACACGCTGGGCAACTGGCCGGACTTCTCTAACGATGAGGCGTATCAATCTGCCCTGAATAATGCTGTTGACCACGCCAACAAAGACAAAGACGAATTGCCATTTTAGCAATCATACTCCGCCGCTCGTGACTGCGCTCGCCTCAAGGCAAAGGGCTTGACGGCGGCGGGGTAGAAAAAATCTCAATCGTAATTGAGATTTTTTAAGGTTAGACTATTGACATTTAACTCCAAATAGCTTATAATGGATAGTATAGATAGATAGTTATTTAGTAAGCTAAGGAGTGAACCAAATGAACAAAGTGATAGGTTATTATGTCCTCTGGCGAGTGCCAGAGCTTGACGCCCGATATGATGACCTGGCAGACCTGGCCGGGTCACTGGGCATCGAAGAGAAGTACATCCCTACCCCACCCAAGCGTCGGGGCGCGTGGGAAAAGGCCACCAACCTGGGCCGCAATTACCCGATTGAGCCGCCATTCGAGTTGGTGCAGGAAGTCCAACGCAAGTACGGCGTTACCCCGACCGTCCGGCTTGAGACGGTCATTGTCTCCAAGTCTGCGCCGGTCCTTATCCGGCACATCGTCCGGCGAGTGACCATCCCGGCCAGTGACGAATCCTCAGACAAGCGCCGGTTGGCCGAGCGGCAATTAGACCAGCAGACGGTTTGCATAATGCAGTTCGATTGCAATACCGAAGCGATGCAATCGACCGGCTACAGCGACCTGAGAGATTTCGCCGGTTGGGTCAACGGCAACCTTAGAGACATCGTGCAATCGCTGCACGATGACGTTGATCGGGCAATGAACCGGGAAAGCGGGTCAAAGGTTCGTGACGGCATCCGTGAGTTTTTGCTCGATAACGGCGGCGTGTTACAGACAGCCGGCGGCGCTTATTTCCTGCCCTATACGCCGGAACTGTACGACGACCTGAAAGCCGTCAAGGTCTATCTGGAAGGCTGCATCGATTGGGCCGCCAAGCGTAATGATGACGGATCTCCGGCAGATCGGCCCTCGTTTGTGGTCATTCCCCTGGTCAAGACAGATGAGGCGCTCGATACCATCCTCGACATTGCCGAATCCGCCGAAGCGCAATTCGGACAGTCAATCGAGGAGATGATTAACGAACTGTCACCACTCTTCAAGGGCGACCGGAGCGAGAAAGTTGCCAACAACATCCGGGCCAGGGTGAATGACCGCTACGCCCAGATGCAAGAGAACGTCCGGCGCTACAAGCTGGCCCTGGATGATAGCTTGCCCCGGCTTGACGCTCTGCTCGATAAGGCCCGGCAGTTAATCGACCAGGCAATGGCAATTGACACATACCGGGTCGGACGTAAGACGGTAGAGGCCGGACAGGTAGAGGCCGCCGATGTGACCTGGCGCGGCCAGCGAGTTATGGAAAGCGTCACCATTGACGCAGTTAGCACCGACTACCGCAAGAGCCGGGAATTGTAGAGACAATGGCCGGCGTGAGAGATTGCGCCGGCCTTTTTGTCACGATAAAAGAAAAGGAGAGAACTATTATGACCGATCTAATAACCGTCACCCAGGCCGCCAAACTGCTTGGCGTGAGTTATTACACCGTTACCAACAAGTATATCAAGCGTGGCCTACTCCCCGCCGAACTGGTCAACACCGGCCAGGGCAAGGGCCACACTCGTTACCAGATCAAACGGGCCGATGTCGAGGCATTGAAGGAACGCCGGGAAAGCGGCGAGGCGGCTTTCCGGCCCGGCCCAACGGGAGAGAATAAGGGCAAGACGCTGATGTACCTGCCCAGGCCGGCGGCGTGGGGAGAATGGATTAAGACGGCGCTTGAGCCAGAGGAGAGGGTTGCCGCGTTGGAAGCGGCAGCGAGGGCGAAAGAGAAGTAAAAATCTCAACCGCAATTCAAAAAATAAAAGCCCCATATCGGGGCTTTTTTGCTGGTGTAACGGTGTTGAACATTAGCCAATATGCAGAACTGCAACCCTGGCCTTTTGGTAAATTGTTTCTTTCAAATTCTTGATACTCTTATCGACAGGTATGTAATACTCCGATCCAGAATGACCAGCAGGGCAAAGCCATTTTGCTTCTAACGTTTGTCTAATAATATCTTCCTCCCAAACTATAAAAGTAGGGCAATCGCAAAAAATGCACTTCATCTCAAAAGAATCTATAGGTATAGTGTTCAACTTTCCTTCTTCGCAACGACTTTTTTCTTCTACAAATTGATCGGCATACTTAATAATTGCCCTTATAGTTGAATCCGTATCCCAAACTGCATCGTGCAACCAAGACGATAGCGGTTGTTCCCTGTACGAAATAATCAAATCGAAATATTCATTGAAAGTCATCTTTTTATCAGGATCATATTTGGGATATTGCGGGGCTAACGTGTTGGCTATTACCCTAACGATAGACGACCATAAGTTTTTCAGGTTGGGAGTATATGATTGGGTTTTGCCTTGTGATTTTGGTTTAGGTGTCTCACTGTGCAAGTCAGCTATCCAATCTGGAAGATTATTACTCTTTTCAAGATTGCAACTGCTGCAAGACCAAACCAAATTCAAGATGGAATCAGTACCACCCCTTGACAACGGTATTAAGTGGTCACAATGACCGTTATCATCTACTTTGCCACAATGAAAACAAGTGGCATTATCTCGCCTTTTGACCAAGCTTCTCAGGCGACTCCAGCTAGTTTCCGTTGTCATACTTTTTCCTCATTTCCTCAATATACTTGTCTATTGCCTGCCTGATATGCTCTGCAATGCTTTTACCGGTACGCTCTTTTAGAGCCTTCAGGATTGCCCTTTGTTCCTTCGTCAAATAAATTTCAGTCCGTATCATAATAAATATCCTCCGTATACGTATACGGAGGATATTATACCATAGACTTGCTCATTATCATAATTAGGGGCTAATAAGTGACTTATTAGATGCTAAGTTCCTCCCTAAGTGACTTCACCTTGTAGAAATTATCACCGCTCAAGTTAGGTTTCTCCCAAATTTCTTGAGCTATCTCTTGATTACTAGCCCCGTCCAAGATCATTGCAGATATTCTATCATCAATACTACTAGAGCCAGATTGCAAAACCAAGTCCGGGACAATCACGTTGTCATTGTTTTCATTTCCGTATGGAGGAATATAGCACTCTTGTTCGCCATTGCCGGCGTCAATTGTCGCTCTGCGCTGTTTGGTTATCTGGTCTATTTCAAGCCGGACGATGAATAGCCCTTCCCTAATATCTCCCTGCCCTTCCAGGCCAAGCGGTTTAACTAACTCAGAGTGAGAACCGATAAACAGCCTGAATCCAACCTTGCGGCTTTCCCGAATGAGCATACCTAAGATTTTGCCACCGGCTTTTGTTTCCTCTTTGATTGAGTTAAACTCATCGATGATAACCGTCATTGGCTCAAAGCTAGTATCACCGCTTGCCCGCCTCTTGTATCGGTTATTTACCTCATCGACCAGTCCGATTAAGAAATCCTCTATACTGGTATAATCCCGGCCGGCCCCGATGATTTTATCAGTCGGCCAGATACCCGGCGTATAGTGCGGGTCAATAATCGTTACGTTCTTTGATCTCTGGGCTATATGCTGCAAGAGCGTAGTTTTTCCGGCGTCCGATGCCCCTTTGATTAGCACTCTCTCAGCCCTATCTAGCATCGACAACAGGTCAACGTAGTTTGGCTTTTGCGGTACGATCTTCCCGGCTTCCAACATCTTGGATTGTCCGGTTGTCATCAACGTGTTGGCATAGAGTAATTCAGCCGGCGTCGGATCGTGGTCGTGACCGTTGACCCGGAGGCGAGTACCGCCAAGCCGAGCTAACTCTTCAGATATAGTCCCATCTAGTAATCTAATTTGTTCGTAGAACCAAGCCTCGTTGTTTGCAGAATAAATCAGACGTGAATCAAGCTCCATCTTCCTCGTTTTGGCCCGTTCTCGCTTGGTCCACTGGTAGAATATAAATACCAGCGCGCAAAAACCGATAATAGCCGATAGGCCGATAGCTACTCCCAGGCCGATAGCCAACCAAAAGGCAACGACCGTGATAACCGGCCACGCGGCAACGATCAAAGCAGCAAATAGCATAAACAGGAATATGCCAACCACCATATAAAAACGGACCCGAATAGCACCCGTCCGGCTCCGTTGGAAATCGGCAATGACCGTATCACGTTGCGTCATAAGTTTATCCCCACGCCAAAGGCCAACGCCTTAAAGCTAATGACGATGACCTTATTTGCCAGTCCGACCGCCTCGCACCATATCCGCCACTCCGCCCGAATTGACAAGATAGCCTGGTGCAGGCGCTCGAAAATGGACAGGATAAGCGCAAAGACGAAAACGACGCTGTCGTTGTCATCAACTATTTGAACCGATACTAAGATGCGGGTAGCCTGTAAGATCATCACTTGCCCTTTTCCAGGGTGATAACCCGCTGGTTTTCCAGCCGGGCACACTCCTGGCGGAAATCCCGGTCAACGCCGAAACCAACAGCCAGGGCGAACAACGTCGGCTTGTCACCACCTTGCAAGAAACTACTTACCAAAATAGCCAGGATGTCACCTTTGTAAAGGGTCAATGATTGCATCATATTTACTTCCTATCCTCTATACTTTTATAAGCCCGGCTTACTGTAGAAACGGAGCATCCCCACGAGGCCGCAAGCTCCGCTGCCGTGGGTTTGTCACCATTGCAATTGACGGCAATCCAGCGCGCCCTATCTGCAAATGACATTGACTCCCACGTTTGCGCCTGCTTTAATTCTGTTTGCAATACCGTTGCTTGAGATTGCGCTATCTCTAAATCTTTTTGCGTCGCCTGTAATTCCTGTTGCCTCTCTTGACGCTCTGCAATCGAGATAGTTGCATCGGTTTGCAAGTCATCGTCGTTCGGTTGCACTTTGTAAGCATAAGCCGCGCCCAGTACCATCAGTGGCATATAGGATGCAAGTCCGAACGTCCATAATCTTTGCGCCGTTGGTGACAGCGATTGCGCCATTGTTTCATTATTCATTGTCGAGTACATTACCGGTCCAAGCGTAAGTGCAATCAAGACGATAAGCGCAATTTTCAACGTCCATAAAATCGCAGATTGCACCTTACTGTCCGTTTTTGTCCGGGCCAGATAACCGATAACAAGACCCTCGACAATAGCCCGGATTGACCAGGCCCAATGATCTGCCAGCCAGATATTGACCGGGATTGCACCGGGCGACTTGCCAGATGACATAAATCCCTGAATCTGATAGGGAATAATCATTGTCGCTGCCGACAAGATTAGCAGTATCCAGAGTTGATTACTACGCTTTGTCAACCACTCCATTGGTTACCCCCTCCTTTTGCCGGGCCATCTCCTTCTCCAATATCTGCCGGACAATCCAGCTAACCGACCGGTCCTCAGCGGCGGCCCGCTCTTCCAAAAACTCCACGATCTCATTAGTCAATACAAAAGCCTTCGTTGGTTGCGTCATTATTTTTCCCTCCGTGATATATATGAACTATGCAACAGTATACCACCTCTTATACTGAGTGTCAATAGGTGCTAATAATTGGCAATAAAAAAGGCCCGGTTATCCGGGCCAAAAAATATCAATTGCAATTGAGAAAATTATAGTAACCAGATTCTTGCCTCAGTATATATCTCTGTCCCAACTGCAAAAAGACTCCCTGCTGCTACTCCAAACCCAAAAGTTGCAGAGGTTGCCGAGCATCTATGTTGTATTTCTAAGGCTTTACTGGCCGCTAATGTGAAATTGCCGACTATAAACGAGCGCGTTTGCGATAATGGCCCCGTGTGATAGGAAAACTCGCTAGTCCCGCTCATTATAACAGCAGCATCAGTTGCATTGTATAATCTAGCAGCGTGGTAGTTTACTAGATAGGCTGGGGCAGTAGCGGTGACAAAGTACGTACCGGCTGGTAGCGTGAATTGATTAGATGCCAGAGAATACCCAGCCAGATCGCTATATACTGTTGTGTTTAGTACTCTAGTTCGCCAGGCCCCACTGGTAAATGTCCCACCGTCCGTCCCAGATGCTTTTTGATCTTGGATGATAACAACAAGTCGTCTAGGGCTAATCTCCGGCTTGACCAAACTATCTATCTGTCGTTGCAGACTATTCACCTGCCGCATCAACTCTTCTATCACAGCGCCGCCTCGTAATCAAGCCTGGCCTGTACTGTCTCTTCGCCGTTATCGTTAAGCGAAATAGTGACGGCCCGAATAATGGTATTGAATTGGCGATTGAGATACTTGGCCCCGACCTTATAGCCAAAGTCCCAATCGATGCCATAGCGAGTGCCTTCGGTATCGACCGGCGTCGCTCCAAAACGGATACGAGGCCGTCCGGCTGTCAACCTGTCCCTGGCCGCTTCCCTCACGCCATTGTCGGTCGTCTGGTTGCGAGCGTCGGCAAAACCTTCTGACCTGGCCCAGATCGAGGCGCTATACCGGTCGCTGTCATAAACCTGTTGGATAGTACGCAACTCGCCTTCGCCCTGGCCGCCGGCGTAGATGTAGTTCTCTTCATCTGTGTAATCATACTCAAGCGCCGGTTCACGCATATTGCCGCTTTGCTGGTCGAACGTTACACGGTCGCTCACGTCCTGCCCTGGCTGCCCTGTGTAAGTCCTGAATTGGAACGTGATACTGTTAGCCGCCACCACATTCGGTACGATGTCAAAAAATACCTCTGTCCCGGCTTCCCTGGCCGCATTACCTAAAGTCGCTAAAACTCCCTGCCCGGCCGTGGTCAAGAGCTTGTCAAAAGCAAAAGCCTTCGTGATAGACGGTCCCAAGCTCAGGTCGGCGTCAATGCTGAGATTGCTCCATACTCTCGTACCAGCATCCGGCGTCGGGTCAACCCCATCGGCAATGGATTCGGTCACAACCTCTTTCATCATATCGTCGGCATTGTCGGTTTTGTCGGCTTGCGCTGCACCGGAATAGGCCGCTACAATCCGCCGCCGTAGTAGGTCGTTGACATCCGGGCCACCAAATTCTACTATCTGGTCACTGCCGCGAGTGCTAAACTTCCAGCGTCGGACAAAATAGACGCGCCATAGGCTGAGAGCGCCGCCGGTCGGTTGCCGCCATATCTGTATCATCCGATCCGGGGCAATCAAGTCCGGGTCGAATGACAGCGGCATCTGGAGATTGCAATAGGCAATACCGTTGACGACACGGGAAGCGTCAAGAGAGATGACTTGACTAAGGGGAGCAAGGCGGAGGCCACTGTCATTTGTTAGCCAAAGTTCATAAGATGCTGTCATAAATTTTCAACTGCGATTGAAAAAATTAGTATGATGAAAAGCTGTCGCGCCAGAGCATATAGGCGGTAATGGTAGGCGCACCAGCTACATTAACAAATGAGGTTACGTCGTTGTTATCGGGTAGAAGCGCCCACGTTCCAAAATCTGAATTTGCCAATATAGCATCTGGACGTGAACCAAAAAAGTCAGAAATAATACTTTGTTCTTTAGGTGACAAATCAATTACTAATGTTTCACCGTCAAGTAATGAGTAATTGAATAAAAGTTCTTTACCGGTACGCAAAGAACGCAAATTATATATTGTTGCTGTAGTACCACCGGAGCGATTGAAAAAGACTTTAGGATATACTATCGTTCCGTCATTGTCTATTGATGTTAGTCCTCCAAAGTAAGCTGTTCCAGTGGTAGTATATCCAATAAACAAATCAAAAAGTTTGTTATTTGTTGGATCGCTTCGCCCGATTTGTATAGCATATACAATTGGCGATCCCGGCAAATCTATATCTAAACTTGACCAGGTGTACCCATTCCAAAAGGCTATTCTATCCGTTGTCGTGATGCCACCAGCGGTAGTAAAAAAACCACCGGCATATAATGTTCCATCTGGACCAATGGCTAATGAATAAACAGTATTATTCATTCCAGTACTGAGGGCTGACCAAAAACTTCCATTCCACGAAGCGACGCGAATTGCAGCCCCGCCACCAGCAGTAGAAAAATCCCCCCCTGCATATAATGTTCCGTCTGGGCCAATGGCTAATGTCTGGACACTACCATCCATTCCAGTGCCGAGGGCTGACCAGGAAGAGCCATCCCACGAAGCAACGCGATTTGCAGCCCCGCCACCGGCAGTAGTGAAATTACCTCCTGCATATAATGTTCCGTCTGGGTCAATGGCTAAGTCATTGACAGTACTATTCATTCCAGTGCTGAGGGCTGACCAGGAAGAGCCATCCCACGAAGCGATATAATTTGCAGCCCCGCCACCGGCAGTAGTGAAATTACCTCCTGCATATAATGTTCCGTCTGGGCCAATGGCTAATGTCTGGACAACGTTATCCATTCCAGTGCCGAGGGCTGACCAGGAAGAGCCATCCCACGAAGCAACGCGATTTGCAGCCCCGCCACCGGCAGTAGTGAAATCCCCCCCCGCATATAATGTTCCGTCCGGGCCAATGGCTAATGCAAAGACAGCACTACTCATACCAGTGCCGAGGGCTGACCAACTTTCATCTTGTTTATGCCATCTAACTATATTGTCAGCATTGGCGATATTATCAAAATTTGTAAACTGTCCGCCTACATAGACATAGGTATCATCTTCGACGATTGCTCTAATATTTGTGTATGTACCGGCTGCATCTGGTGGTCCCAGGGGATTCCATTGTCCAGTGGAACGTAATCGGCCAGCAACATACCTAAACGTGGCGCTATCATTCGTATCCAGCACCGCCGCGCTCTCCCCCACTTCCAGCCAAAACGGGTTAGGCGCGGTCAACTGAATAGCGGCCCGCTGAGAAAACTTATTGAGTTTTAACCAGTTGCCATCGTCGATACTCCGGTCATCACAGTAGACAACCGGCATATCTCCTTCAAGCCCGCCGCCATATCTAACCGCTATCTCTTTCTGGACTTTAGCGCCGTTAAAGCGGATTCGGGTCAGTTGCAGATCGTCGGCAAAGAAGGCTTCTTCCAACTCTTGCGTCTTCTCGTGAAGCTCTGATTCTGTATCAGCAATGAACTGTCCGATTATGGTAAACTCTCTCGGCTCTATCTTTTCGTTGTTTAGCTCACCACCGGGCAGGATTGCATAGCTATCAACTCCGAGGCGACGGGGTGCACTACCGGCTCCGACTACCCGTTCGACCTGGAATTTGTACTCCTCCCAAAAGTCAACGGACTTGCCACCGGCTTTACTCAGGGCGCTGCGCTGACTTATCGAGGCGTGTTCGCTGCCAAGCCATTCGCATCCGTCCTGAGTGCCGTCGATGTAGGTTGTCCAATATGCAAGCGGCTCGACCTGCACTCCGTCCAGATAAAACGTACCAGGTTGCGCTGCGGTAATTTCAAGCGTCGTCCGTCCGTTGGCTTGCGCTGCCGCAAAGGGCGCGCCGTACAATGACCAGCTATCATCTATCTTCTCGACGAACTTGAGCCTCTTGGTTGCGCTGCCGATAGTTACCAGGAGATTGGTATTGCCCCGCACTCTGGCCGTGACAAAATGCTCGACATTGGTCAAGGCGGAGGTGGTCAGGCTTACGCCGTCGCCAATGGCAGGCGCGGCCACCTGGTAGGAATAGAGGCCGTATTTTTGATAAGTCGTTACTCTGGTCGTAGTAGCGCCGGAAACGTCCGAGAAATTAGCGGTCGTTTCCGCCGATGGATTCAGAACGTAATTGCTTGAGGCCACCGGCGTTATGATTCGCCATTTGTTATCCACGGTTGGTACCCCTGTCTTGAAGATTACAGGCAGGTAAATCTTCTCTTGCGCCTGGGAGTAGCCCGGCCATAAGATGATTACCAGACATATTAAAGCTAGTAGTTTTTTCATTTCTGATTTCTTTCAATTGCAATTGATACTTTTTCATCCAATAAGCGCCTTTGCTACCTGATACTGCTGGATAACCGACTGCGGGGAGGCCAACGTGTTAACTGTCATATTGAACGTGTTATTTCTGTCGCCACCACCTTTTAGCATCCCGGCTAATCGGTCCATAACCAGGCTGTCAATCGTCATCCCTCTCGGCGTGACAAGCAACTCCTCACCCGGCTCAAGGTACATCGGGCCAAACGTGTCACCCCGACCTTGCCCCGGTATTTTGTAGCCCAGGCCCAAGCCGTTTTGTAAACCGATACCCCGCATAAAGCCGATGCCTTTAGAAAAGCCGATGCCGGTTTGTGCGCCGGATGCACTGCCAGCATCCTGCGCTGCCCGTGCCGCCTCTTTAGCAGCCTCCGCCATTTTCCTGAAAGCCTCTTCTGCGTCCATAACGATCTCGATTAGATCATCGATAGCATCGGCAGCATCTTCCATATCGTCGACGATCTTTTCAGCCGCCCGAGATGCCGCTTCGCCTACTGCCGTGAAAGCCGAACCGAGAGCGTGAACGGCGGCAGTCAATTGATTGACCAGGGTCATAATAGCATTGATTGCGTCAGTGGCGGTTGTTTGGAGCGTCGGCAACGTTAGCACGTAAATATCGATGAGTGCAGTATCAAGCGGTATTATCCCCGTATCTTTTAACAATAGTAGTTTCTCGGATATCAGATCATATGTCAGCGTGAAGGCATCTTGCAACAGGGGCAAAGTGATCTCTACAAAATCGAGAATGGATTGCACGAAAGCCGTCCATTGCTCCTGTACCGGTAGCAGTCCAGCAGAGATAGATTCAAACGCTGCTAACGGGTCAGCAGTGTCAAACTCTGGTCCAGTTGACTCTTCCTCTCCGCCACCGAATAAGCTACTAAAAACACCGGTGACGGCTTCGACTGCTTTGCTTGCCAGCGAGCCTATGCCATCAATAAGACCCTGGATTAAATCAGCGCCAAAATCATAAAAAACGGTACTTGGTGAACTAATGCCAAGAGCTTCCTTAAAAGAGCTTATCAAAGCATTGGCACTTTCTGTTATAGCATTTTCCAAGTCCTGTTGAGCCTGTTTTATACCATTCTTGATACCATCTATGATATTTGTGCCGACTACTTTAGCTATTGTTTTCATATTTTCGCCAATGCCATTTAGGACACTGGTAAGTTCGCTTATCGTCGCCGGCTCGACTTGTATGCCTATTTCATCGAGTAGGCCAGACACGATACCGGCGACGATTTGCGCCGCCAGTCCAACTATAGCTTGTGACACCGCCGATACTGCCGCTACCAGTCCGATTATGATCTTGCCCAAGACCTTAGCCATCTCAGGGCCATTATCTCCAAAGTTACCAATTTGCTCGCCTAAAAATTGACCGATGGCAAAACCGGCATCTTTTAAGCCTGCTTGGGTTTCAGGTGATCCGGCCCATCTGATTATCTCCGCTACAACAACAATCAGTGCCTGAGTAGCCATATCAACGGCAGTATTAGTCCATTCCCAAAATTTAGCAGCCCAGTCTGAGTGAGCCTCGATCAACTCCGGTGCATAGTCTCTAATCTTTTGCCCGACAAACCCGGTCAACTCAGCCATCTTACCGGGACCATCAACGAGAGCGGTTACTGTCCAGTCCCAAAACTGATTGCCCCAAGTTGTTAATTGCGCCTCTATCTGAGGCCAAGCGTTATTGATAGTATCGACGATCATTTCAATGACCGCCTGAAAATCAGTCGCCCCGCTGCGAAATGCTTCTATCCAACTGCTGACAAAAGCGATGGCGTTTTCAAGCGCAGGCACAACCTGATTATCCAGAGCATCGGTCAACGGGCCGGCAAAATCTGAGGCAAACGAGATACCCAGACTGATAAGCTGATTAACAAACGGCAATAGTCGAGTGCCAATCGTATCGGCCAGGGCGCGCAAGGTGTTTTTGAATAGCTGTATCTGACTTTTGGTGGTAGCGTATCGCTGCGCCGCCTCGTTTGCCAGGGCCGTGTTTTCCTCAAAAGCCCCGTTAGCCGTCTGTAAGGTGCGCTCTAACAGATCACCCGCCCCGGCCAGTGACAGAAATGACCGGATTAACCGTTGATCTTCCAGGCCCAACTCGGCCAGCGTATTAACAGCATCGTCACCTTGCGCCCCCAGGCCCTCGACAAAAGCCAGAAATGCTCCGCTTGCATCTTTCTCCCAAGCGGCCTTGAAATCCTCAACGGTCATATTAGACGTGGCTGCAAATGTCGCCAGCAGGTTACTATCTATCGGTTGCCCGTGCTGCTGCCTGAGTAAATCTGTTTCCGCTTGCAATTCCTGAATAGCCTGAGCTGTCTCAAAAGCCTTTTGCCGGGTCTTGTCGCCCAACTGCCGCCCGAACTCCTCAGCCGAGCCACCGGCGGCAATGAAAGCTTGCTCTTGCGCTAATAGCTCCGCTTGCAAGCCAGGAAATTGCGCCTCTAGCCTGGCGGATTCGGCATTGAGTTTTGTCAACTTGTCAACGTTCTTATCAATCTCATCTGTATAATCAACAAAGCCGGTAGCAGCCCCGGCCACGGCGTTATTGATTGCCAACAGAACCTTTTGTGTTGCCGTACCACCCGCTTCCGCCTCTACGCCAACCGATGACATTGCCGTACCGATGGCCAGTACATCAGCCTGGGTAAGCCCGGCTATTTTACCAGCCCCGGCTAGCCTCTCGCCAAAAGCCAAAATATCACGTTCTGTAGTAGCGAAGTTATTACCCAGGGCAACGATAGTCGAACCAAGTTGCTCGATATTCATCCCCATATCATCGGCGGAAATGTTGAAAATGTTGGAGATACGGGCCAGGCCGGTCGCAGCCTCTTCGGTCGAGAGGTTAGTTGATACACCCAGCGCGGCGACAGTTTCAGTAAATTCCAGTAGGGCATCTTTGCCGATACCCAATTGACCGCCCAGCTCACCGATAGCAGCTAATTCCTCGAAGGTCAAGGGGACTGTTTTTGTCAGATCAACAAAGCCAGCGCGCAACTCCTTGCCAGCTTCGTTCAATTCACCGATACCGGAAGTCAAGCCGTCTGTTGTTTTGATGACCCCGGCAAATGCATCTTCAAACGATATGGCCGTGGTAGTCGAGACAGTAGCCAGCGCGCCCACGCCAGCGGCCAGCGCGCCCACACCGGCGACGGCTACGCCTGCGGCAAGTTTGGCGGTACTGCCTAATGCGCTGCCGAGCTTGCCGAACATTCCGCCGGCTTTGTCGGCGGACTTACCTAAGCCAAGTTGGGCTTTGTCGGCTTTGGAGAGATCGCGGAGATATGAGTTAAGGTTGCGTGCTAAAAATTCTACTCCTACTGGTGTTAATGCCACTTGACAAAATCCTTAAACTAAGATACAATAATTCTTGCCAGACAGTTGACTGAATAGAATGGTTGATATAAAATTACAAATACTCTCCTCTGCTTTGGTCAATTGTCTGGCGACAAAGGCCATTCCAAAAGCGGAGGAGTTTTTTATTGCAAGGAGATAGCTATGAGCAATATCGTTAAAGCAAAGGTCAAGGTAAGGGGCACTCGCCCATTTTGGCAACATCGTTTTGGCCCGGAAGCATTGCCACTCGAAAAGAAGGAAAAGACGGGCGTCGCCGGCAACAACCCCGAAGAATGGAGACAGACGGCAATGGTCAATAAAGACGGACAGCTTTTCTTTGAAGGTACTTACATTTTTGGTTCGCTGCGTGAGGCTGCAAAGTACACGAAGCGAGGCCGGGCATCCCTGCAAAAGCCGGTTGCCGCTACGCTTCAAATCTTGGAAGATAGAATCCTGCTTGATCGCTTTTTCCCCGGCTTTCCCAACGGTCACAAATTCGACATCGCTACCGTTGAAGAGCTGCCACGCGACCAGGAAGAATTGGTCTATTTGGACGTGAGAGGCGTCGTGAATCCATCGACGCGAGGCCGGAACGTGCGCTATCGGGTCGCTGCTTCTCCTGGTTGGCAAACCGAGTTTACCATTATGTTTGATAAGACCATTGTCAGCCGGAATGAAATGGAAGCTATCTTGATTGACGCCGGGCGACTGGTTGGCATCGGCAATGGTCGGACTATCGGAATGGGCCGGTTTGAGGTTGAACAGTTCGAGTGCGAGTGATATTACGGGGTCCGGTACAGTAGGGCGCAGCGGGGTAAGGTGTGGTAGAGTTTGGTACAGCGAGTTACGGTCCAGCTTGGCAAGCCATAGCAAGGAAAACAAATCTAATTTACGCGATATAGTATAACGCGGTCGAGTCGGGTTTTGTCCGGCAAGGATATGTCGAGTCAGGTTAGGCTGAGTCGGGTTAGGTCTCGTAAAGCGATGCAAGAAAAACAAACTAAACCACCACGAGGCGTAGTAGGGAACGGTAAGGTGGGGTATGGCTCGCTTGTGTTCGGTCGAGTTAAGCAAAGCAAGGGATTTAATGCCAAAATCAAGACAGCCACAAGCAATATGGCAAGCCACCCGCCAAAGAGTTTGGCTTAGGGACAAGGGCCGTTGCCAGGGACCATACTGCAAAGATAAGCCTGAATGGTCCCTATCTCTGAAAGAGTGCCATATTGACCATATTCGCTCTGGCAAGTTGGCTACAAACAAATCGAGTAACCTCCGTGTTTTATGCCGTCGCTGCCATACCCTTAGAGCCGACAACAGGCATCGGGGTATGATAGCTTCTGCCCTACGTGCTAACATAATTCCTGCCAATTGGCGTGAATTAGTCTGGGATGACTGACCCGGCTTGGCGCAGCAGAGCAAGGATCAGCACCGACCGGCGTGGTGGGGTGTGGTAGAGTGCAGTTTAGTATCGCAAGGATAAGGGCCAGCAATGGCCCTTTTTTCTTTTGTGCGCCGGTCGGTGTCAGCGGCATTTTTTACCTTTTCTCTTCGCAAAAACAACATTTTGCGAAGTAAAATATCCAACCTTAAAAGTGTGCAAATTGGTATTGAGGACTATTGACAAGTGAACACTTATCTGCTATAATAAGTACATCAAACAGTAAGAAAGGATTAAGAAAATGACTAAGCAGTTCAGATTTGTAGGTTTTTCTCATAAAACTTGGGAACCCGGTTGTCGAAATCTTGGTATGGTGTGGGCTTCTTCCATCGATGAAGCTCGGCAAGCCTTCAAAGAGAACGGCTTAGCTCCTCCGGTTATAAAACGAAAATTAGGCGACGCTTCTTATCGTCTAGTGGATGATAACGGTAATGTCACTAAAGAAATGATTTTTCGCTAACCACCCACCCGCCCCGCCGGTGGCCTCGTAACCGGCAGAAAGGTACTTAAGATGAAAGATATGGCATATTTTGTTAATCTGGTAGATGAGGCCAAGAAAACCAGAGATAATATTGGCGAGATGTTCAATGAAGCCTACTATGCCAAGCAAGATACTACTCGTTTACAACGGTTATTTGATAAAGCTACCGACCGCATCTTGCGCCGGATGGGTTATGTCTGGTTATTAGACCAGGCGAAAAATTTCAAAGAGTAACCACTTAATGGCCCGCCCGGGGCCTATCCGGGCAAAGGTGCTAAAATGTTTTTGTCGCAGTCAGATTTTTCTCACTTGTTCAATGTTCTCAGGTCGGTTTATCCCAGTGACCTATACTCTGACAATGATTTGCTCGACTTCCTGGCTACACTAGACCACGTTCCAGATAATGATGAATTGTTAGACTTGTTCGAGGAGGCAATGTAATGTCATCTTCTCTCAAATCCCAACACCGCATCCAGCTTGACCCCGGCAACTTCGCCCGGCTGCAAGACATCGCCAAGCGGCTTGGCTACGTTCACCGGGCCGGGCCAGGAGCCGGTAAGGTCGGGTCGGTAAGCACGTTGATGGACGCAATCGCAAACCAAGAATCCGTAGTATCGTTAGCCAAAGAAAGGAATGAATGATGACCGATTATCAGATGATAAAGGAATACCTTGCAAGGCAAGTCAAGGAATGCGAACAGGCCATTATTAAATTTACAAATCGAGCAAACTTTGACGCAGGATTGGTGGCCGAGTTTCAAAGCTATGAACCCGATGTAGCTCTTATTTATGCTCAATGGCATCGCTTTCATCGAGATAAAGTCATCTATTTTCAAAAAACGCTGGCGGTATTTCAAGATCGTTATTATGACTTTACCAAGTTTGACCCTAACCCTTAACCACCTCGCCCCCGCAAGGGGGCTTTTTTTATTTCCCCTTTTTCGGCTTGACGTAATTTGCATCACTTTGACACCAATAATCATTTGTGATATAATATCCCTTGTCAGACTAAACGGTTTGCGAGGGCGCTTTTTTGTTGCCCACAATTAACCGAATAATTGCGGATAGACCGCCCGGCTTGAATAGGGTAAGCGCCCAAACCGTTAGTCTGACAACTAAGGTTTTTCGAGCCGGGCGTTCTGTTTGCAAGAAAGAAAGGGTCACTGTGTATACCGTTGATGTATCTGTAGAAGGTGTTGCGCCATTGCTGCAACACAAGTTCCCGTTGCCGGACTTCTCCGATCTTGGCAAGGGAGGCAAACAGTCCACGGGAGAAAAGGATTATACTGAGGAATGGAAGGATTATCTGTACGTAGATTCCGATGGCGAAATCTTTCAACCTGCCGTTCACTTTGACGGCTGTATGGTCAAGGCCGCCGTCAATTTCAAAATCCAGGGCAAGCGCGGCAAAACCTACAAAGATTTGTTCAAAGGTAACGTGTTCTGTTCGCCGGATGAAATTCTGCACGGTATTAAAGCTCCTGAAACTTTGGACAATGACGCCGACAAGCCGCTTTATTTGGATATTCGCCCCGTTGTTATCAGCCGGGCCAGGGTAGTCAGGATTCGCCCCGCTTTTGCACCGGGCTGGAAACTGAGCTTTGAGATTGAAATCCTTGACGATCAAATTCCTGCCAACGTTGTTAATGAGGTTCTGTCCCTGGCCGGTAAGACCGTCGGTGTCGGTGATTTTCGCCCCCGTTTTGGCCGGTTTATGGTTACGAGGTTTGAGGTTCGGAAGTAGACTTTGTGGTAAGGGTGGGCAACGGTCAGGTAAGGTCCGGTAGTGGCAGGCTAGGAGAGGTTTAGTCCGGTATCGGTGTGACCTGGTGAGGGAAGGTCTGGTAAGGTAAAGTGAGGTAAGGGAAGTCTTGTGGTAAGGGAAAGGTGAAGTCGGATCGGGTGAGCTAAGATTGGGTGGGGTGTGGATTGGTGAGAATTGGCGCGGGCAGGTGAGGCAGAATAAGGTAAGGTTATCCAAATATTCGGTTGTCTGTTATGTCAAAGTATTTTACAGTAAACGAACTCCCTGGTTTGCATTTTCTATGGTATTCTCGATTGCCGCTTGATGTCTGGTTGCCGCTCAAGCAATACGTCTATCAAAGAGACGGCGGTATCTGCCAGTATTGCGGTAATCAGTTTGCCTACGAAAAAACTCACTGTCATCACGTTTTAGAATTATGTGAAGGCGGTACAAACCACCCCACGAACCTCAAGACGCTTTGCATTGATTGCCATAAAACCAGACACCCGTTTATGAAGTAATCTTGTGGCAGGGCCGTGGTACGGTGATGTGATGTGAGTTTTGGTGCGGCAAGGTGCGTCCGGGTGATGTAAGGATTGGCTTGGTAAGGTAAGGGTAGATTAAGTTCTACCCTTTTTTGTTTTTGGCATATTTGCATCGCTTACGTGCGCCTCGATTAGTAAACTTGCTTGATGATAGGCAATCATTTCAGCTACAAATTCTCTTGGATATTCACCACGTCTTAACTTTAATAATTCATCTAAACCGGCTCCGCAATATATCGCTGCCCTAAATTGAGAGAATAATCCTAAGCTACCATTGTGACTTGTAATCCCTACTGGCTTTCCAGAGCGAAGCGGATATTCTTCAATTGCAATACCGTTTCTTTTAATCCCGAAAGCGAGATTTGGCCGCTGCCAAGTCCTCCTCGCTTACGCCTGAAAGCATTGACAGCAAATTCCAATCGTCTGCCCCCAAAGCAAAATATCGTATAAAGACAAAGCGACGTTCAAACTCATCGTCAAGATCGTAGTCATCCAGGTTCAGATGGCCCCGCTTCGCCAGAAAGCGCAACTTCTTGAGCCAGGCATCATCTGCCGGCAGGCCGTCAACCAATTCAACGCCGAGCATCGCCATTACATCAAAGCCCGCCTGTACCCGTTTGGCGAAGGCTTCCTGTTTGGCCGCGAGGTAGTCCGGGTCGTTTGGGTTTTCAACCGGATAATCTTTTCCCTCTACTTTTTGCTTTGGTACAGGCGGGTCTTTGATTGCCGTCGCCGCTTCCTGAATGGTAGCAGTAGGCACGGGGATAAGGCGAACCGTTATACCGGTCGATAGCTTGATCGGTTCGTCCAGATTGAGTTGTCCGTTCTTCTTTGCCGCGTCAACGGCGGGGCTTCTGGCCATCTGTCTTGCTCCTTATTCTATCTATGGTTTTGCCCTCGTTGTTCATTATGAAAACGAGCATACCCGGCAAGACCTCTATTTCTGTCTCAGTACCATTAGACAGCGACAGCAGGATTGACTTACTGCCGCTGTCTATAAATGTTTTGGTGCGTACCGTATGGCAATCGTGCAAAGTCTCTTGATTGCCTTGCACGAGCTTCACGAACATAATCTACCTACCTATCTGGATTCGGTTTTTAATCCTCGCCAACCAGGACAATGCCATCACTGCCATTATCCGCCAGGCCAACGCCAACCACAAAGTTGACATCTTCCTTGCAAGCGGCCAGGGCATTTACCCGGTCATTTGCCGGTAATGTGGCGCTACCCTCCGGCAATAGTTGCCAGGAATAACCGCCGTCATAGGTGCGGAAGATGCGCCCGGCTGCCGCATCCGTAGCGTGGGCCAGATAGCCCACCGATTTAGAAGCAAAAGCGATGTCATAGATGACGCCCGCCCCGGAGCCGCTAAAGCCTTTGGCAGTAAAGGTGACACCGTTATTGACGGTATAGTACAATGTACCGCCGCTGGTCCCAAGCCACCACTCACTATCGTTATTAGCCTTAATCCAAACGGCGTTGTAATCCACACCGACGCCGGTCGGAGGCGTGATCTCCGTGAAGGTGACACCGTTCTCGCTCTTGAGGATAGCCGAAGCGTTACCGACAGCAATGATCTTGGATTCAGAAATGGCGTGAATAGCGTTAAGATCATCCGTCAAGACAGTTCCAGCTTCCAATACCGTCACCCCGGCGGTTGGGTCGGTCAGCTTGTAGACGTAGCCGCCATTAGCGGCGATGAAGGCGACGCTGCCCAAGCTCCAGATATCCTGCGGTTGCTTGCTCGCCACAAAGCCGGTGGTGACTTCTGTCCAGGTCGGATCAGGCGTAGTGTCGAAGTCGTCAATGTCGGCATAGTGAAGCGAGTTTGACGTTTCGTCAATGACGACTACGTACCCGGCTACACAGGCGATACCGGTCGGACTATCGGCCGCGCCCATCGTGTCGATATCAACGGCATACCAGTTTACCCCACCGTCGATGGAGAATACCACGTCTGCCGGTGTGGATGGTGAGCCACCTGCCGCAATCGAGACGGCAAAGATTTTTTCGCAGCCGTCCGACGGATCTTCACAATCGCCACAAGAGGCCGAGTCGCAGATAACTACATCTACGATCTCATTGGTTACAATCGACCCGGCCCGACTTGCAAAGCCGAGCTTTAGCACCTCGTACCATTCCCGCATCGAGATGTCGGCCGTTTCGTTGACCTGGGCCCGCTCGTCGCTGGATAATGCACCAAGCTCATCGGTGGCGTAGTTGGTTACCTTCGTCTTTTCCAAGATGAGCTTTTTCTCAAACTCGTTAAACAGAGACACGTCCTGACATTGCCCCAGGTTTAGATGAATGTCACTGGAACAACGCCGGTCAGCAACCCTCTTGAGTACCGACGCTTCATTGAGCGGATAGATACCCATTATCTGAGTCGTCGGCCTTTCGTCCGCTTCCTGAATTTCGCCAATCTCCTCGAACTGGTCCGCCTTATTGGGGTGTGGCGCTTCGATCTTGGTCACATCACCGTAAGACTTTTCCAGCGCACCGGCCCGCATAAAGTTATGATAAGCCGGCGTCCTATCTGCCCGCGCCTCGTTTTCGATGATGAAAACTCGGCTTAATCCGGTTTTGGCCGGACTCCAATTGTCAGTCATTTTCTACCTCCATACTCCTGTATAAGGCTACCAATGGGCGCTTGATAGCCGTCAGGATAATGCTATCGAGGCCGCTCCGTGAATACTGAATATCATTTTTGCTGATAAGTTTATTTTCAACCAGGCCGTTGTGTATCTGCCTGATAATATCTTCCCAGTCCAGTTGCCGGATGTCTGGCGGGTCAGCTCTGATACCCGGCGCGGTATCAAGGTCGTTATCCTTGATATGATAGAGATGCTTGTAGCCGTCGCTGTCAATTCGCTCGATTAGTCTCATACACGCCTATGCCCTATCACGTTCAACTTACCGATAACCCCTTGTCCACCCGCTGCCAACGTGATAATCAACTGGACGCCTTGAGATGACATCTCTGGTGAAAATGGGATAAAACCAGGACCGCTTGCAGTAATATCTATTTCGAAAAAGATATGACCTGCCCCGTCATCTATCTGCAAATTGCCACCTGTTGGCGTATCATTATACGACCAGGCCACACCCTCGATAATATGCCTGCCAGCCCCAACCGGAGCAGGATAGACAATCTGCACCGCCTCATCTGCACTGCCAATGCTTCTATTCTCTGTTTCAAACTGTACCGGTTCCAAAGCTACCGGTGATGATGGGCCAGATGTTATGCCTCTTGCCATTTTTTACGCTCCAAAAAATCTTAATTGCAATTGAGATTTTACACTACGGCAAAATCAGGTATTCTTTCGGCCAGCTTGCCCAACTTGCGCCAGGCCAACACTTCACCTTTACGAGTACCAAAGGGATTATTCAAATCTTCCGGACTAATAAAAAAACTGCCGTCACCTTCGCCAGTGCCGCTGAAAGCCAGGTCGCGGCGCAGGTCGTTGAACATTGCCCGGATATTCTGACAACCGCACGGAGGCCGCTCTAGCCGGGCCGAGGCCATCCACGCTATAGCCTGAGCATAGTATTTTGATAATCGCTCGCAACTCTCGCCGCGCAAGAAACGCTCGTCAAGATCGCCAGCATAATACCAGATTTTGACCGTATCAGGCTCTCGACACTCTGACCATTGGGCTAGTGACCAGGATTCCTCACCTTCGTCATAGGTGGCCGGCGTCGGTACAGCAATGCCCCGGTCAACTTCCCTGATATGCAAACAGCCGTCTTGAGTAGTGTTAGAGCAAGCCGCGCAACCGGTCCCGCCGCAAGAAGTGCAAACTGTATTGAGTAGAACATTAAGCGGTTTTGGCTCCCAAGAGAACTCGGCGCTCTTGGTGGTCGTATCGGTATATTCTCGATACACGTCAACGGCTGAAACGAAATTAGTCACTGTTGCCAGGTCCAGACCATCGAATCCCGCCGTCGTCGGATAAGCGGCTAATAGGTCAGGGTTAAGCAGCAGCCAGCTATCATAAACCAGGATGACGTTACCGCCGCTGATTGTCTTGCTTCGAGCCGGCCTTATCTCCCATTCTAACGCGCCGCCGGTCCCGGCAAAGTAGGCATTGATCTCACACTCATCGGTCAGGCTCGTTGCTACGGTAATTGTAGCCGTATCGTTGATACCGCTGCCGCTCTCATCCGAATAGGCAACTGCCACGTCATCGTCAAGCAAGGTAACGGCTCGTTGGCCCGCCTGGATGAACTTGCCCTTTTTGGTGATGACGCTCTTATACATCCCCCGACCATTCGAACCAAGACCAAAGACGTCCCGTCGATAGTGACGGGGATAGGGATGCATCTCTTTGGCTATCCACTTCGGAGCCGGGTAGTAGCCAAGATAGTTGGCAATCTCTTCCTCGACATTGTAAATCGTATCGGCCAACTCCGACAGGCTAATCCGGTCCGCTGCTTGCCAGGGATAACGAGGCCAAACGTCATCACAGTTTGAGCCAACTGGAAATACAGTCTGACCGAATCCGCCGGAAAAGTGCGGGGGGTTTAGTCCCATAATTGCCGCGTAAGTTGGCAATGACAAGAGTGTCCGTTGTAGTGGTTGAGCAAATGTCGGGCCGGCTCCCGAACCGCCGCCGGTGACAGGAGTACCAGTGGCGCTACCAGTTGTGCTGCTACTTGATACTATTTCCGTATCTGGATTAGAAAATGAATAACTTGACCGGCGTGACCAGAAATAATATGTGCCATCATCCAGATACGGCAGTCCGGCATTGCTATCTCTGGCTATCCCAAACGTGTCAGTCGTGCCAGCCCAAATGATATTCTGACCGGCAATATCGGTTGTTATCCAGACCGTTACTCCCTCAATCGGTAATGTGGTGACAGAATCGGTAATCGTATAGGTGAAAGATCGCGCCCCCGGCGTGCGCTGAACAACAGAATATTCGAGATTTTGTTGAACGATGCCAACACCTGTAACTCGAATAGAGACAGGACCAATAGTATCAGCCTCGCCAGCAGTAGCCAGATATGCATACCATCCGTTGGCAATCTCAGATTTAGTGCCAACCCCGGCAGCAAAAGCTGCAGCAGCCTTAGAGATTTCCAGGGTGAATGTATTGCCCAGTCCGGCCACTTCTGTATTGGTAGCATCGACCAAAACAAAGGTGATTAGATTCTGTTGGTTAAGTATCCACTCTCCACCTAAGCCCATTATCGCATTTTCCTCATCTTGGCCCTTTCCATACCCTTGAAAAGCACCTCTTCAAGTGTCCCTACAAATGGAGTGACATTGAGATATAGAAATTTTGGTCTGTAGTATTTTCTAAACGGTGGTCTGAAAGTTTCGTCTCTCAATCTGATATTTCTGGATGGATAAACTCTCGATATTGCAACGAGTATGCCGGGTATGAATATTGCAGTCGGCAACACTCGTCTTGGCTGATACTCTAACTCCAGTTCCGGTCTAAATGTGCCGTCTCTCAATCTCAGATTTCGGCTAGGATGCACCCTGGAAATCAGAATAGTTGAGACATCAGGTGTTACCGTCGTCGCTGGCGGTAACTGACGTTTTATTTGGTAATATCGATAGTCTACTCCTCGCTGCCAAACATTCCTCAATCGAGGATGTGTAGCAAACAATGCACCCGGCACAAACTCGCTGGGGAATATTATCCGCTTGGGCTGATAATATTCCCTTGATGGTTGTCTAAAAGTTGCATCTCTAAGTCTTGAGTTTCTACTAGGATGAGCCTTAGAGGGTGCAACCAGAATGCCAGGTATGAATTCACTTGGCGGTAATACTCGCCTCGGCTGATAATACTCCCTAGACGGCTGTCTAAAAGTCGTATCCCGTAGTCTCGGATTACGACTAGGATGTATTTTTTGAACCGCAACGAGTACGCCCGGTACAAAAACCGCAGTTGGTAGATTGTGTCTAAGTTGATAATACTGTTGTAGTATCAGCCGGAATGTATCATCTCTTAATCTTAGGTTCCGGCCAGGATGTGACTTAGAGACGCCAACAACCGATACATCCGGTACAACTGCTGTTGTCGTAGGAAGTTTTCGCCTTGGCTCATAATGCCATCTACGACGAAATACTCCCATTATTCGATTATCCGCCTACTTCCTCAAATACAATCGTGCCGTTCATCGTCAAAGCATCGTCAGGCGCAGATTGTAATTCCACGATAAATAGGCCGGATGGTGATACAACCGGTCTATCTTCGGGAGGAGGCAGGAAGTAGAATCCAATCTGCACGTTAAATGCCTCCGCGTGCAAAAAGGTTCCTTCAACACTCTGAGTTGTATTGTTTGCTTCAACGGTTCCGCCAAAGGCAGCATCCCCTACTTGCAAGGGACTGGGAGTAACAGACGTGCCGCCCGAACCAGTTGCCGTACCACGATGAATCAGAATCGGCAACATCTCTGCTTGTGCATCACCAGCATCAGAAGATTGAGTGATCGTTACGGAGTGAATGATTACTGCCGCATCTGCCGGAGCAATCAGCTCGAATAAATCTTGCGCTGCCGATACTGCTACCTCTTCAAAAACCGCTGCATATGTTCTGCCCATTTTTTACCCCTTTACTTACATTCTCAATAATATATTTTTGCTTGGATGTCTACGTGACGGGAAAGGCATCCCTACTGCTGCTGCCACCGAAGGCACTACAAAAAATGTTGGTATTCGCGGCTTGTACAATTCCCACCTGGTAGCAGGGTCGAATAGTTGCCAGTTTTCGGCGGCTAATAATATTCGGTTGTAGAACCTTATCTCCGGCATTTCACCGGAAGCATTAAAGTTCCCGGTTACTCCATTTAGTGTGAATAACGCCGCCCGGTCAGTATCCTGACCGCCCTGTGCTTTCGTTGTTGTCCCAATTGAAACACCATCACGGTAAAAACTGACTGCGTCATCAGTGTCCCACGATATTGCATAGTGGTGATACCGATCTGTATCCAAAACAAAGGTGTCACTATACACGGAAGAACTTGAATATAGGCTCAATTTGTAGCTAGTACCACTGTCCTGATATATACCACAAAAAAACCGGGGGGAGCTAGAATTGAAATTATTCGTGAAAATTACGTGTCGGGCGATGCTGTTTGAATTGGCTTTATACCACCAACTTATGGTAAACGGTCTGGGTGCGGCGGCATTTAAAATACTATTCGGAAAAGTAACGTATTTTGTGGTCGTGTTGTCGGGAGCCAAGACAGGACCTTGCGTTCCAACGTCCCAGCCCAACCCACCAGTTAAAGTACCACGACTACCCACAGTACTGAGGTCCAGCAATATGTTACTGCCAAATGACGGTCGGGTGGGACACCACCCAACCAATCCGGTAGCCTGCGGTGACTTCGTGTTTAGTTCAAAATCTACAGCGGGGGGTCCTGGAAGTTTCCACCCACTTCGATGTGAAAACCGGTTGAAAGAATCCATATTATTCCAGTGCCGTAATGACCCAGGCCGTACCTAATTGCGCTGTCCAGGTTGAAGCGACACCACCTCCAACCTGAACCGCGATTAAAAACCATCCTGGCGTAATTAACACATCTTTTCGTTGCACCAACCCGGCAGACGCCGGGCGTGGAAATACCGAGCGGACTGTACCGACTGTTTCATATGTTCCACCGTAATCAGTGGAACGGAACAATTCAACCTCAGCCCCGGCACTAATACTGGTTGTATTTGGATTAGTAATAACTACCGGAACCCAACCCTCCAACTCCTGACTCAATACAAATGAAAATGTAGCATATCCCGATTGCGCCACACCTGCTCCGGCTACATAAGTCCCTACCAGAGCTTGCACAAAATTAGCCATAGCCCTTTACCTCAAACAATTCTGATTGCTGTAATTTGCCATTTTGTGGTAAGTCATCCAATGTGACTGGCGAAATGCGTAGATGATGACAGTGGACATTCAACGCCGCGTATGCTTCAATGTTCAGTCTTTTTAGTCGCAAAAAGAATGAGTGGTCCTCGCTATATGGAAAAATCTTGTCGAATGGTTGCTCGTTTAATTCGGTTGCTATCCGGTCAAATACTCTACGACGTACAAATAGACATCCTCCACCGGCAGAACCAATTTGCACAACTTTGACGTTATCCGGCCAAACGGCCATCGGTTGCAATCCGGGTGCATCCTCTGGGCCAACCCATTGAAACAAAACCGGTACGTGTGGCGGCTGTTTCATTTGATACAAGCCACTTACTACATCCAGGTCGTGTTTGTTGGCAATCATCACCATTCGGGCTACGATGTCAGGCTCAAAAACGTGGTCTGTGTCTAGCTGCACCAACCAATCTCCAACGAAGCGTGACACTAGGGCGTTTCTGGCCGGGGCGTGATCTGAAAAAGCAGACCGCTCCAGGTGAATGTGTACGCCCTCGTCGCACCATTCGGCATTAAAAGCTGCCATCTGGCCCCAAGACCAACAGAATTGCTCCAGTACTGCGGGCAGGCCACCTAAATATGCAACTGTACCGATTGCTTTAGAGCCGATAATCATTTATCCACCCATTCCATTGTTCGGCCACTCGCCACCAGTCACAACGCTGCCGAGCTTCCGTCATCATCTCTTGCCTGATTGCCTTCTGCGCGCTAGGGTTTTCAACCAAGCGACAAATGGCATCGACATACCGTGCTCGCACCAGAGCATCTCCAGACGGACTACCCTCGATAAAAACGCCGTGCTTTACGTTGTCCAGCGTAGCCCAATATGGTCGAGTAATCGGAATTGCACCTAATACCTGTGCCTCCATACAGGATATGCACGAAGTCTCGGTAAAGTCAGTCGGATAGACCCACATTCCTGACTGCATAAATTCTTTGTATAGCTGCTTTTGCCCGATGCGCCCGTGCCAAATAACACCATCCATTTGTTTGGCCCGTTCCATCGTATCGAATGATGGCTGCCACGGTCGCCGGTCGCCGTGACCGTCTGAAATCATCTTAATGTTGTCAATACCGTAGAAGATGTGCAGCTCTAAATCTTCTACTTGTTCCCTGGCTCGTTCAAAGATGGTCAATAACGCCGCCAATCCCCGATCTGGTGAAC